CCTTTACGATCCAGTCTTAATCAGCTTGGTTCGCCGTGCCGCACCTAACTTAATCGCATATGACATTTGCGGTGTTCAACCAATGACAGGCCCAACAGGCTTGATCTTTGCAATGCGTTCACGTTACACATCACAAAGTGGTACTGAAGCATTGTTCAACGAAGCTAACACAGCATTCCCATCTACAGCACAATCACAGACAGGTGCATCACCTGCTGACTTGTCTAGTGGTACAGAGTACACACGTGGTACTGGTTTCACTACAGCACAAGCTGAAGCATTGGGTGATGGTTCTGGTCAAGGTTTCCAAGAGATGGCATTCTCTATTGAGAAAGTTGCTGTTACTGCACGTAGCCGTGCTTTGAAAGCAGAATACACAATGGAATTAGCACAAGACTTGAAAGCAGTCCATGGTTTGGATGCTGAACAAGAATTGGCTAACATTCTTTCTACAGAAATTTTAGCTGAAATTAACCGTGAAGTTGTTCGTACAATCAACATCACAGCTACTGTTGGCGCACAAGAAAACGTTACAACTGCTGGTACATTCAACCTTGACGTTGATGCTAACGGTCGTTGGTCTGTTGAGAAGTTCAAAGGCTTGATGTTCCAATTGGAGCGTGAGTCCAACGCAATCGCTAAAGCAACTCGCCGTGGTAAAGGTAACGTGCTTATCTGTTCTTCAGACGTAGCATCTGCATTGCAAATGGCTGGTGTTCTTGATTACACTCCAGCACTTGCAAACAACTTGCAAGTTGATGACTCTGGTAACACATTCGCTGGTGTATTGAATGGTCGTATCAAGGTTTACATCGATCCATATTTCGCCGCAACATCTGGTACACACTATGCAACAATCGGTTACAAAGGCACTTCAGCTTTTGACGCTGGCTTGTTCTATTGCCCATACGTTCCGTTGCAAATGGTTCGTGCAGTTGGTCAAGATTCTTTCCAACCAAAAATTGGATTCAAGACTCGTTACGGCATGGTCGCAAACCCATTCGCAACTTCAGCCGCTGACGGTACATTAGCATTCGCTAACAAGAACATCTACTATCGTAGAATTGCAATTACTAACTTGATGTAATTGATTAAGCCGAGAATACATCGGTATTTAAAAGAGGACCTTAGGGTCCTCTTTTTTTGTCTGCATAAATAGAAGACAAGAGGAGATAACATGGCTACCCTAATAACAACACCCGTAAATAGAAGTTTTCTTTCGAACAACAAGTTTGATTTTGTTCTTAAGAGAATTCCCAATTTCACATACTTAGTGCAGAGTGTAAATTTACCTGGACTCACATTGCAGTCTAGTTCAATTAACACGCCATTTTCTGCTGTTAGTATTCCAGGAAATCAAATTACTTTTAGTTCACTCACGCTAACATTCTTAGTTGATGAAGACATGCAATCATGGTTGGAGTTGTACAATTGGATCGCACAGCTAGGCAATCCAAAAGGATACAATAAAGTCGGAACACTCACAGGCAGACCAGGCTCTGTTACTAGCACAACATCTGATGCAACATTGTTTATAAAATCAAATGCAAACAATCCAAATTTAAGATTTGATTTTGTTGATGTGTACCCAACCGATCTCGGAGAGATGAGTTTCACAACTACCGATAATCAAGAATTTGTTACATCAACAGTAACATTCAATTATGGTTATTACGAAGCAATAAACATTTGACATTTGCCTAGGAATGTGTTATTATGATGAGTACGAATATTGACTTGAGGAATTATTATGACGTTAGATCAGATGATGGAAGAGTGGAGACTAGATGCTACAGTTGACTCCACAGAGTTGGGTATCGCATCTTTAAAGATACCAGAATTACACAGTAAATATCTCAAAATTTATTTTGATGAAAGACGCAAACTCAAAGCACTTGAGTTTCAAAGCAAAGATTTATCTTTGAAGAAGTATGAATATTACAATGGAAAACTTTCACAAGAAGAACTTGACGAACTCAATTGGGAGCCTTTCGTTAAACGTCTAATGAAGAATGAAGTTGATATGTACCTTGACTCTGATAAAGATATTATACACAACAATGTTCGCATAATCAATCAAAAAGAAAAGTTAGCGTTTTTGGAAGAAGTACTTAAGAACGTCAACCAACGCAATTTTCAGATTAAGAACGCTATAGAATGGAAGAAGTTTACGCAAGGTGTACAATAAACTCTATATTTCAAAAGTAGATGAAGTCTACGCACACATCAAGTGTGAGAACTCCGATGCAATGGAGTTGAATGAATACTTTACGTTCTACGTTCCCGGTTATAAATTCATGCCCGCATTTAGAAACAAAGTGTGGGATGGAAAAATACGCCTATTCAATTCTCAGAACAGACAAATCTATTATGGTTTGATTCCATACTTAGAAAAGTTTGCTAAAGAACGTGACTACGTAATTGAATTTGACGAATCAGTAGAAACTTATGATGAATTCTCTGTAGCAGAAGCAACAGACTTCATCGATACTCTAGGTATACCATTTGAAGTTAGAGACTATCAGATTCAAGCATTCATTCATGCAGTACGCAGTAGAAGAAACTTATTAGTATCACCCACAGCATCAGGCAAGTCGCTTATCATATATCTCATTGCGAGATATTTAAATTGCAAGACTCTTATCATTGTTCCCACTATCTCACTTGTCGCACAGTTATACAAAGACTTTGAAGACTATGGGTTTGAGAGTGATAAATACATACACCAGATTATGTCAGGTGCAAGCAAACAAACTGATTGCCCCATTGTCATATCTACATGGCAGTCAATTTACAAGATGCCAAAAGAATGGTTCGAAGAATTTGAATTAGTTGTTGGAGATGAAGCGCATTTGTTTAAAGCAAAGTCGTTGATATCAATTCTAACAAAACTAACAAAGTGCAAGTATAGATTTGGACTCACAGGTACACTAGATGGAACACAGACACATAGATTAGTCTTAGAAGGTTTGTTCGGTAAAGTCAAACAGATAACAACAACAAAAGAATTGATTGACTCTGGACGATTAGCTAAGTTTAGAATTAAAGCATTGGTGCTTAAGCATAACGAAGAATCATGTAAGCTAGGTAAGAATTTTAAATATCAAGATGAGATAAATTATATTATAGGTAAGCCGTCACGTAATAGATTCATTAGAAATTTGACTATGAGTTTAGAAGGTAACACTCTTCTACTATATCAGTTCGTTGACAAGCACGGCAGAATATTGTATAATATGCTTAAGGACGCAGTAGAAGAAAATAGACCTGTATTCTTTATTCATGGTGCGGTTGGCGTAGATGAAAGAGAAGAAGTTCGTAGAATTACTGAAGATGAAGAGAATGCAATTATCGTAGCATCATATGGAACATTCTCTACTGGTATCAACATTCGTAATCTACATAATGTTATTTTTGCTTCACCAAGCAAGAGTAAAATTAGAACACTACAGTCTATTGGTCGAGGATTGCGTTTGGGAGATAACAAGAAAGAAGCTATTCTGTATGACATATCGGATGACATGACTTATAAGAGTAGAAAGAATTTTACATTAGAACATTTTATCGAACGAATGAAAATTTATAACGATGAAAAGTTTGAATATAAAATTTACACGTTAAATTTAAAGGAAGAATAATGCTTTGCAAAGTACTAAAATTAACAAACGGTGATACTCTCATCGGAAATGTTGTTGAAGAAAGTAGAGGATACATTGAAGTGCATCGTCCTATGAAAGTTGTTCTTGTTCCTAGAATGTCTGAAGATCATATGTTTAGCTTGTCGATGATGAAATGGGATCCACTTACAAATTTTGATTTGCCTTCTAGAATATTTAAACAAAGTATTGTTTCCGTATCTGAAGCAACATCAGAAATTATAAGAATCTATGGCGAAGCATATCAAGAATTCGATTCGAATGAAGAAGATGAAATTGAAATTCAAGCAGACGATAGAATGTCTGAAATCAAAGAAGAGATTGATAAGATGAGAGAAGCAATGGCTTCATCTAACAATCATATATTACATTAAGTCTTTATCAAACAGGACACTGCAATAATAACTCATTGTCAAGTGTTTGTCAACTAACTGAGGTGAAACATGACTATTACTACCGCTACCGTAAAACCAAAACAAAAACACTACGTCAACAACGAACATTTCCTAGAAGAGATGGTTGTCTTTCGTGCCGGCGTCAAAGAAGCAGAAGCAACAAACGGAGAGCGCCCAAGAGTACCTGAGTACATTGGCGAATGCTTGTTTAAGATTGCAACGCACTTGGCACGTAAACCAAACTTTGCAAACTACACATTCAAAGAAGATATGGTATCGGATGGTATTGAAAACTGTCTGTTGTACATTGATAACTTTGACCCTGAGAAGTCTAAGAATCCATTTGCATACTTTACCCAAATTATCTACTATGCATTCTTGCGAAGAATTCAAAAAGAGAAAAAGCATCTATACATCAAGTATAAGAGCATGGACAATTTAATCATTACCTCTCTCATTGAAAACAATGGCGAAGAATACGTTTCTTCAAGTCTAAATGGTGTGATGCACGATTCGTATAGCGAAGAATTCATTAGTGACTTTATCAAAGCATTTGAAGTGAATAAAGAGAAGAAGATCGCAAGTGCAAAGCCTAGAAAGAAAAAGGCAGATACTGCTACCGCATTCGATGAATTTTTGGAGAAAGACAATGCAGACACCAATACCAGCCCAACTTGAAAACTGGCTAAAAATTGTTAACGACAAAAGATCGCCACAAAATCTCAGAGAAACTGCCGTCTTGCATTTGACTGAGATTCGTGCTATAATCGACAAGTCTTTAGGTACAACAATGAAGAAGCAAGGGCAACGAAAGTATGAGAATATGTTTACTAGGTGATACTCACTTTGGTGTTAGAAATGACTCCAAAGCGTTTCATGCTTACTATGAAAAATTTTATGATGAGACATTCTTTCCAGAACTGAAACATCGTGGTGTAAGAACAATCATTCAGCTTGGTGACTTGTTCGATAGACGCAAGTACATCAACTTTCATTCGCTGATGGAAAGTCGTAGATACTTCTTTGACAGATGCGTTGAAGAAGGCATTACTCTTCACGCATTGATTGGTAATCACGATATCTTTTGGAAAGAAAGTCTTGAAGTTAATTCTCCTGACTTGTTGCTGAGAGACTATCATAACATTGTGCTATGGCAGAAACCTGGTACACTTGAAGTTGATGGGATCAAAATCGATATGATACCATGGATTTGCAAAAGCAATGAAGCGGAAGTTTTTGAGTTTGTGAAGAACACATCTTCTTCATTGTGCATGGGGCACTTTGAACTTGCTGGCTTTCCATTGTTCCGTGGTGTAGATAGCCATGAAGGACTTGACTATAAGTTTCTAAGCAACTATAATCATGTATACAGCGGACACTATCATACACCATCACAGCACGACAACATCACGTATGTTGGTGCGCCCTATGAATTGTTTTGGAATGATTACAAAGACAAAAAACAGTTTGGTATTTTAGACACTGAAACAATGCAGACTACATTCGTAGAGAATCCTCACCGAATGTTTTATAAGGTAAATTATGATGACAATCAATTAAAGATTGAAGACTTGAAAGACATAAACTTTTCTAAGTATGCAAATGCTTATGTGAAAGTTGTTGTTTTGAATAAACAGGATCCTTATCTATTTGAAAAGTTGATAGATGAAATTTATAAATTTGGTCCTGTAGACGTTACGATTGTTGAAGACTTTACTATATCGAATGAAGAAACTGATAGTGATATTATTGACCAAGCGCAAGACACCATGACAATTCTTTCTTCATTCATCGATACGCAAAGCCTAAATATTTCAGACACTAATAAACTTAAAACATTGATGCGTGAACTTTACGTTGAGGCACTATCCAAAGAAAATATAGAATGATTATTTTTCGTAATTTGAGATGGAAGAACTTTCTATCAACTGGTAACTTCTTTACTGAACTGAACTTAGATGGCAACAACACCACGTTGATTGTTGGCTCTAATGGTTCGGGTAAGTCTACTATGCTTGACGCATTGTGCTTTGTGCTGTTTGGCAAACCATTTCGTAATATCAACAAAGGACAACTTGTCAATACGATCAATCAAAAAGATTGTACTGTTGAAATTGAATTCGACACAGGCAATAAGTCATACAAAATCGTTCGTGGTATCAAACCAAATGTGTTTGAAATTTACTGCAATGGGCATCTAGTCAATCAAGATGCCGCAGTCAAAGACTATCAAGAACACCTAGAGAAATTCATCCTCAAACTCAACTACAAATCTTTTACTCAAATTGTTTTGTTGGGTTCAGCATCGTTTACTCCATTCATGCAATTGTCTGCAAGCGATAGACGTTCTATCATTGAAGACTTGTTAGATATTCAAATCTTCTCACGCATGAATAGTGTTCTCAAAGATAAGTTTCTTTTGTTGAAAGAAAAACATTCGCAGTCGAAGTATGCTGTTGATCTGAAGAGTGAAAAGATTCAATATCAAATTCAGTTTATCGATTCATTAAATAAGAACAATGCAACTCAGATTTTATCTAAGCAACAAGACATTGCTAACACACAATTGTTGATTGCAGAGAGTGAAACTAGATGCATAGCACTACAAACAACTTTGTCAGAAATATGTACACAAATTTCAGACAAGTCTAAAGTCGATGCAAAGCTATCTAAATTTACAACGATTCGTCAGAATTTAATAAAGACTCATAAAAAAATTGATACTGACATTGAGTTTTATCATAACAATGATGATTGCCCAACATGCAAACAAGCTATTGGTAATGAATATAAGACACACATTGTAGAAGAACGAAACAAAAAATTAGTTGAAGTCGATGATGCATTGTCAAAAGTTAAAACTGAACTTGATCTTGTCAATGGTAGACTTGTTGAGATTGAAACGATTGCTGAACAAATTCAAACATTGAATTCTCAGTTGACATTTGAACAGAGTGAGGTCAGAGTAAATCAAAGACACATTGACAATATTAATAAAGAGATTGTGCGATTGAATTCCGTTAAGGATGATGTTAATGCAGAACAAGAGAAACTTGCAACGTTGACTACAGAACTAGCAGAACTAGAATCTGAAATTAAAGTTATTGCTGAAGAGCGTTTGTATTTTGAGATTGCAACGAACTTATTGAAAGACACAGGCATCAAAACGAAAATCATTCGTCAATACATACCAGTCATCAACAAGCTAGTTAACAAGTATCTTGCATCATTAGATTTCTTTGTGAACTTCAATTTGGATGAATCATTCAAAGAAACAATCAAGTCTCGCCATCGTGATGATTTCACATATGCATCATTCAGTGAAGGTGAGAAACAACGCATCGATATGGCATTGATGTTGACATGGAGAGCAGTTGCCAAACTGAAGAACAGCGCCAGCACAAACATATTAATACTTGATGAAATCTTTGATTCATCATTAGACACAAATGGTACAGAAGATTTGATGAAGATTCTAAACATGCTTGAAGGTTCTAACCTATTTGTCATATCACACAAAGGTGATATTCTACAAGACAAGTTTGCCAACGTGATTAGATTCGAGAAGGTAAATAATTTTTCAAGGATTGCAAAATGAACTTATATAATGTAGAAGCAGTATTTCCTCAACCATTTTCTGTCGAAGATTTAACGCTTGATGTTAATCAAATTGCAGATTTTTGTTATGATTTAAAAAACAACACGACCGTTAAAAATGAAAAAAGTAATTGTGGAGGTTGGCAGAGTGGTAATGTTGATATAGAGTCGATTAAAAATATAGAATTCAAAAAACTTCTCAATGAAATTCGTGTTGGAATAAACAAAGTTTCTTCTAATATTGGTATTGTTCCTAAATTGGATATTGGTAATTTGTGGATTAACATAAATCAATATGGAAATTATAATAATTCACATCGTCATACTGGATCAATTTTATCGGGAACTTTTTACGTTAAAACTCCTGAAAATTGTGGAAATATTAGATTTGAAAATCCAATGGCACCTTTGATGGACTCTTATTTGCATTTTTGGAATTTTAAAGAGAATGAAGTGAGTTACTATCCTTGGTTTAGTAGTGGTGCAATGTTTCCTTGTAAAGAAAATATGATAATTATATTTCCATCATGGATGGAACACTCAGTTGATAGAAATTCAAATATAAATGAAGACAGAATTTCAATATCATTTAATACTGGAAAGGAACATAAAAATGAAAATACTCAGTGAACATTATGGAACAGATATCGATAGAGAAGCGCACGTTCATTACGATGAAGGATTCTATAAAGTTAGAATGCGAAATGAATTTGGCTCATACTTTGTAGCATTCTTTAATAATATAGATGAAGCTGAAAATTTCGCAGAAAATTATGTATTAGGAGAATCCCATGAACCTTGAATTTGTTTCAGAAACATCACCCATTCTTTTGCAAGAATGCAAAGAGTTTGATTTCTCAAATCCACCATTCGACCCAAAAGAGTTTGCACAAGCACTACACGACAAGATGGTGAAGAGTGATGGGCTTGGCTTGTCAGCAAATCAAGTCGGACACCCATATCGTGTTTTTGTTATGAGAACGGCTAATGAACCATACGCAGTGTTCAATCCAAGAGTTGTTGATGTATCAGATAAAGAACTTACAATGAAAGAAGGTTGCTTAAGTTTTCCTTTGTTGTACTTGAATGTTAAACGTCCAGATTCGATACGTATTCGTTTTCAAGATGAAAATGGTGAAACAAGAACTGAAAGGTTTATTGGCATGACTGCCAGAATTGCATTGCATGAGTTTGACCATATGCTTGGAAAAGTGTATACTCAAAAGGCTTCAGCATTTGAAGCACAACGTGCAATGCGTAAACGTATGATTCTAAAACGTAAGGTAAAAAAATGAAACCTTGGCAACATGGGTATGACATAGATTATCTCAAGGGACTTGAAACGCAGTATGCAGACTACAATGCATATACGTTATCGCCTTTTGCAAAGTATAAGAAGAACAATATTGCAGAGTCTTTGAAAAAAGGAACTCTTGTTTTGCTTGGTGATGCAATGATTGACGTAACAGTAAACAAAGTTGCATCAGACATTACGATGCATGGCGACACAGTTATTGCAACAAAAGTAAAGGGTGATGTTTCGATTGGAAAACTTTCGGGCAACATCAATACTATCAAACAACAAATTTCTGTATTGTCGGGTAGAGATTTTTGGCTAACTGTATGGGCAGAGAACAAAGCACATTGCGACTTAGCTGAAGAGTTAGGTTTCTGTTATGTTGGTCCTAAGATCACAACATACGGAGAAGTACATGCAATTTACTTTAAGAGCAATAGTCCTTTTCCACGTTCGTTTCCTAAAGTAGAATCAACAGAATATTTGAGTATCAAAAAGATTGGTGCAATCATGCCAGAGTTTATTCAATCTGTTTCTGCTAAGTTAGCAACATTACCTGCATTCACAAATCATTATAGTAACTACAACAAAGATAAAGCATGGTCTGCATTGTCACTACGTGGTTATCGTCCAGAATCAGACTTCATCACAAAGCCTTCAGAGATGAGTGATGACTGGAAAGAAAAAAACAAAGATGTGAAATTTGAATTGCAAGACACACCACTCTACGATATGTTTCCTGAGGTGCGTGAGTTGTTAAGTAAATACAAAGAAGTGCATCGTGTTCGTTTCATGCAATTGAAACCTGGCGGTGGAGAACTTGAAAGACATACCGATCAAGTTGATAAAGACTCTGGTGGTTCTAAAGGCAAACTTGCAAGACTACACATACCAATCATTACTAATCCAAACATGATTTTTACTGTGTGGGACACTAAAGGTACTCCACAGAAGATACATATGGACGTTGGAGACTTGTGGTTCTTAGATACACGTAAGCCACATCAAGCAATCAACAATGGAACAGATAATAGAATTCACTTAGTCATAGACGCAATTTCTGAAGGAGAACTGTATGAGTCGCTTGTATCCTGAAGAAGTTTCTGATATAATTAAAGATTGGAAAGACCCAAACCCTGCACCGATAGTCGAGATGCACCATGGCTTTCATGTTGTGCGTGATGACTTATTAGAGTATGGAAGTAAGAGTCGATTCATCGACCATCTTGTGAAGACTACCGAATGTGACGAATGGGTCTTTGGTGGTGCAAACAAAGTTGGTTGGGGTCCTATATCATTAACCTATGTATGTAATCTCTATGGAAAAAAAGCAACGTTCTTTATGGCTAAACGCAAAGAGCCTACATGGCATCAGCAAAGAGTATTGGACCTTGGCGGCACTATTCATTGGGTTGACAATGGTATGCTTACTGTGACAAAAGCAAGAGCAAGACGTTATCAAGAAGAAGATACAAAGCGCAGACAATGTTTGCCTTTGGGGTTAGAACATCCATCTGTGCTTGCATCGATTGTTAAAGTTGCTAGAGATTTAAATATCAAGCCAACAGAGATTTGGACTGTTGCATCAAGCGGAACGTTAAATCGTGGACTGCAATTAGCATTTCCTGATGTGCCTGCATATGCAGTAGAGATTGGACACAAGATGAGTGATTATGAAAAAGGTCGTGCTATCACTATGCGTTCACCTTACAAGTATGACCAAGTAGTGGAAGAGAGTCAAGCACCTCCATATCCATCTGAGAAATACTACGATGCTAAACTTTGGCAGTTTGTAGTGAGTAGTGGGAAACCAGGCGCACTAATCTGGAATGTAGCTTAATTAATATTCAAAGGAGTCGAACATGAGTAACGAAGAAGATAAATTTAAAAAATCTAAACGAATCCTTGAAGACGAAAACGCAATACGAAAGCAATTGAAAATTGCAAAAGCGTATAATATACCAGTTGAGTCTCCGCATCAATTAGCTAAACATCATGTCTTAGATTGTGGGAATCCAAATTGCGTGATGTGTGCAAATCCTAGAAAAGTATGGAAAGAAAAAACGATTCAAGAAAGACGTTTTGAACAGACAGAAAAATTTGATAATGATTAAAGAAAAATATCTTGGCGCATACATGAAGACTGCAAGAGTCTTTGCCGAATTGAGTACTGCTAGACGCAAACAAGTTGGTGCTGTTGTCGTTAAAGATGACAGAATCATTTCAATCGGTTACAATGGTATGCCAAGTGGATGGGATAACAATTGTGAAGAAGAAGTAGTGGTTGCAGTAGTTGACGGAGTGCCACAAAGAGAGATTAAACAATTAAAAACAAAACCCGAAGTTCTCCATGCCGAGTCTAATGCAATTGCCAAACTTGCTAAGTCTACCGAGAGTGGTGATGGTGCAAGTATGTTTATCACTTGCGCTCCATGCATGGACTGTGCTAAAATGATATTTCAAACAGGTATTAAAGAAGTCTTCTATGCCGAAGATTATCGTGATGATGCAGGAATCAATTTCCTAAATAAATGTGGAATAACAGTAAAACAGATAACATGACAAAACATTTTTATGAACGTAACGATTGGTTATTGAACCACGAAACAAACAAGACATTTGAAGAAGTGCAATGGATGACTGAAGACGAATTTCGTCAATGGTTTATTGATTTGCGTAAAGCAGTTGTACACTCATGGGACACTATGGGTCAACCACCAAGAGTTGGTTGGAGTGAAGATGCAATCAAAAAACAATTCAAAGAGATGTATGGATTCTCTGTGCATGAGTTTGAACACGTTGACGAATTAACTGGTGAGAAAGATGTAATTCGAAACACTAGCGTAGTTGGCAATGCCGCTAATCAATGGTTTCCAACCATGATGAAGACACGTATCAACTACACTAAGAATGACGATGGGCTTTCAATCTATGACCACTTTCTGAAAGATGAATTGCTTGAGAAGACTTTGAAGTATTCTAAGCGACACTTCAAACGTGATTCGTTCTATGCATATTCAAATACTGTTAAAGTCAATGAGATTATCAACGTTGGTTCTTATAATGTGAAGTTTAAGAATGGCGATGATTTTGTTCGTTGGTTTGAAGAGAACAACATTCGTCAGTATGGTTATGACTATTGGGTAGAGAGTCGTGATGATGATGAAGAGTATAGTGGTTACAATGAACAACTCAAGGGCGTAAAGTATCTTGAAGTGACGCAAGAAATTCTAGAGACAATTCCATCTAAGTCTACAATGAACATAAAGTCGCATGACCAGAAGAAGTATCGTCTGCGTATGTACAAGTACGGACAAAAGATTTTTCCTGTTGGCTTGAAAGCATTTCGTGTATCGTGGTGCCAATATGCTGTTAACTTCCCACCTTTGACTGCAAAACTTCTTTATGAAAAATTTACTAGACACGTTAAGAACCAAGACAGAATTGTTGTTTACGATCCCTCTTCTGGTTGGGGTGGGCGTATTTTGGGTGCTATGGCTTCTCGCACTTCTCTTCCTTTACACTATGTGGGTACTGATCCTAATACCGATCACAGCATTGTTAGCGATAGCGGCAGTCCTAGTACTAAATATGCCGACTTGGCTGAGTTCTATAACTCCGCAAAGAACGAAGGAGTTTTGTTCGAACAGTCAAACACTTACGAAGTTTTTCAACTTGGTTCTGAAGTTGTCCGAGATGATAGTTCGTTCCAAAAGTACAAGGGCGAATTAGATATGGTGTTCACTAGCCCTCCTTACTTTGCTAAGGAAGCGTATAGTGAAGACCCAACGCAATCATATAAAAAGTTTACTGGCTATGATGCATGGCGTGAAGGTTTCTTGCGTCCAACGCTAGAGACTGCTGTTGAGTATTTGCGTAATGACAGATACTTACTTTGGAATATTGCTGATGCTAAGTTTGGTGCTGACATGTTGCCACTTGAAAAAGATAGCAAAGACATTTTGGAATCACTCGGTATGCAATTCAAAGGTGTGGTTAAGATGGCACTAGCACAAATGCCAGGCGGCAATCGTATCGACCCTGACACTGGTTTGCCAAAAGCAAAGAATTTCTGCAAAGTAAACGGGATGTGGTTGAAGTATGAACCGATTTTTGTTTTTTACAAGCCGTAACTTGTTGATTTTAAAGGGTTTTTTGCTGTGTTTTTAAGGAAAAGCCCTTTATTTTGCACAAATATGTTGTTTTGATGCAACAGTACGTCAAATAATCGTTGACATTCATTCCTACTATGCTATACTCTATATATAGATTGAGATTACAGAGGAATTTATGTCATACGTTGAACATCCTGCCGCATATGAAGCCGCTATCAAGCGGAACATCATAAACAATGCCACCAAAACGTTTTACAAAACGTATCCCGATGCAGGCGATATCGTTCAATTCCTCATTTCTAATTCTGAAAAGAATTCATTCTATGCAAACCTTCTTGGTTCGTTAAACAGTTACGGCAAGTTAACAGAAAAACAAGTCCTTGCTGTACGCAAATCAATTGCCACCATGGCAGAACGTAAAGCACAATGGATTGCACAAGCGGCAGAGAAAAACGCAACCCGTACATTCGTTGGCACCGAAAAGAAAAAGATTACTGTTACTCTAACAGTTAAAAAAGCAATTGTCGTTGATCGCCCTAAATTTTACTGGGCTGATTCTGGCACTAGTCTTCTCCGTATCTGTGAAGATGCCGACGGCAATGTAATTGTATTCAGCGGCAATGCAGATTTCCCTGCCGAAGGTGAAACAGCAACCATTACCGCTACAGTAAAAATGCACCGCTACTATAAACAAAACGACATTGAAGTGCCACAGACAGTTATCATCCGTCCCAAGACTGTTGCCATGGTACAACAACCTGTTGCAGAAACCGCTTGACATTTATTCGAGACTGAGTTAAGATACATACATGCTTAATACACAAATTTCAAAATCCACTCTAGCAAAGTTACTTGCTACAGAGAATATTTCGGTAGAGTATCGCAAGGTGCAAACTGCATCATTCGATATCGTTAATCGCCGTCTTACTCTTCCCATTATGAATGACACCACACCTGAAATGACAGACCTTTTGGTCGGGCATGAAGTGGGTCACGCATTAGACACACCACAATCATACGTTGAGTCTGCAAAGGCTGGCGGTTCTGCATTTTCTACATTCCTGAATGTGGTTGAAGATGCAAGGGTCGAACGTAGAATGAAAGACAGATATCCTGGTTTGCGTAAACCAATGGCTATTGCTTATCGTCAATTTACTGAACGTGATTTCTTTGGCATCAAAGGTCAAGATGTAAATGCAATGATGTTGATTGATAGAATCAATTTGCATTTTAAACTTGGTGCTATTGCAGGTATCAAATTCAATGCCGAAGAAATGTCATACGTCAACGAAGTTGAAAAAGCAGATTCGTTTGAACAAGTGAAAGATATCACCGAACGTTTGTATGCATTTTGCAAAGCAGAGTTAGACCAAAAACGTCAAGAGGCTAAAGAAGAATTCGAAAAGCGCAAAGAGAATGGCGAATTCGATGATGAAGATTTTGGTGATGATATTTTCGGTGGTGATGATACTGAAGACTATGAAGACAAAAATCCAAATGATTATGATTCCAATGGCTCCGATGACGGTGATGAAGATTTCGAATCTGAAGATCAATTCGACAATGGCTATTCTAATACGCCAACATTCGAACAGGCAATGCCTAACGAATTAAAGGTGTATGGTGATGAAGTTAAATCTGTAACGGATGAAAAATTTCAGCAAGCATTAAACACTTGACACCAACAAATTGCACACTTACAAATTCAATGATGATATCTTCCGCAAGATCGGTGCAGTTGCACAAGGTAAGAATCACGGCATTGTGATGTTCATTGACTGGTCTGGTTCTATGGTAGACAATATGTCTGGCACAATCGAACAGTTGATTACAATGACAACCTTCTGCCGCAAAGTGAATATTCCTTTTGATGTTTATGCATTCAGTACTGAGTATAGAAAGAATTTGATAGACAGACCAAATCAATCTATTGATATGGAACCTAATCAATTAGACATTGACTATTTTTCTTTGATGAATATTTTGTCTAGCAGTATGAAAAATCAAACGTATCGCAAATTTGCAAATGATTTGTTGAACGTTGCCGATGCATACAAGCCTTACACAAGTTATCGTAGAAATTACAAATCAAGTTATATCAAAGAAGGTATGGGTCTTGGTGGTACTCCATTGAATGCAACAATTCAAGTCGCATCTAATGTAGTGAATGATTTTCGTAAACGTACTCGGTCTGAAATTGTGAATGTTATCTTTTTAACAGACGGAGAAGACAGCAGTACAATGTGGACTTCATCTGGTGATAATCGTTCAACCCGTATCGGACCGTCTGACTATCGTTCAGTATCTTATATTGAAGACAAAGATTCCGCAAAGAATTATCGTGTGAGTGACAAAGGTGTAACGCCAACGTTATTGCAAATTCTAAAGGATCGTACTGGTTGCAATTTGATTGGATTCTATATCTTGCCAAAAAGCAGACGTTACTTCCAAAATGCAATGTCACGTTTCAATATGATAATGACTGATGATGGATACAAACAATTTCGTAATGAAAAGTTTTTCTCTGTCAATGGATATGGATACTCTGAGTACTTCCTGATCCCTGGTGGTGAAGATTTGTCTACCGATGATGATTCGCTAAGTGACATTCTTGGTGAAGCTAAAGATGTTTCCGCACGTAAGTTGAAAGGCGCATTTATGAAAATGAACCAAAACCGTTTGACAAACCGTGTTCTTCTCTCTAAGGTAATCAAGGAAATTGCTTGATGTTGTATAAAAACAACAATCAAAACATCCCTTGACTTACCATAAATACTCTGTTATACTACTAGTATTGAAATTGATTTTTAACTGAAAGGCAATTATATTATGATTACGCAAAGTGAAAAGGCTACATTCGTTACCGAAGCCGCTAAACGTTTCGGTGCCGTTGTGACCCGCCAGCAATTGGTGACACTTTCTGAAGAACTTGGTAGCAAGCGCCACTTCTGGCTCGAAGCCGACCAGTACCGTTGTGGTCGTGGCAAATACGAATTGCCCCTCCAAGAATTTAATGTTAACATGGCTGGTCTTGCACTAGTCAAATCCGATCCAGTTTCTGCTATGCCAATTACACAACCTATCATGGCTCCTGTTGCAAAGGCAGTAGCAAAAATGTCCTCCGTTGCACGTATGCAAGAAGGTGCAATTATTCCTAAAGTGAATTCATTGTATGTTCCTTTTGGATTCTTTGACAACATGAAACGCATTGTTGCATCAAAGAAATTTTATCCAGTATTCGTTTCTGGTCTCTCTGGTAACGGCAAGACTTTCATGGTCGAACAAGCCTGTGCCCAATTGAAAACGGAATGTCTCCGTGTGAATATTTCACCTGAGACTGATGAAGACGATTTGATTGGTGGCTTCCGTTTGATTGACGGAGAGACAAAGTGGTTTGATGGTCCAGTTGTTCAAGCAATGAAGTCTGGTGCCGTTTTGATTCTTGATGAAATTGATCGTGGTTCAAATAAACTAATGTGCTTGCAAGGTGTACTTGAAGGCAAAGGTTTGTTCGTTAAGAAGACTGGTGAATTTGTTGAACCAGTTACGGGTTTCAACGTTATCGCTACTGCCAATACTAAAGGTAAAGGTGATGAGTCTGGTCGCTACATGGCCGCTACGATTCTTGATGATGCGTTCCTTGAGCGTTTTCCAATTACGGTTGAACAGGAATATCCTGACACTAAAGTTGAAACAAAGATTTTGACTAAGTTGTTTACCAGTCTCGGTATCGATGACAAAGCATTTGCAGAAAATCTTGTGAAGTGGGCTGATATCATCCGTAAGACTTTCGAAGAAGGCGCTATCGATGAATTGATTTCCACTCGCCGTTTGTCTCACATTGCCGAAGCATACACTATCTTCAATGATAAGATGGAAGCAATCAAGTACTGTATCAACCGCTTTGATGCAGAAACCAAAACATCATTCCTTGATTTGTATACCAAGATTGATGCTGGCATCGACCCTACTGCGGAAGTGACTCCTGCGCCAGCAGTTGATGAAGTACCGTTCTAAATCTCCTGGCAGTAATGCCTTAGAGGCTACTTGACGTAGCCTCTTTTTTTATATATAATAGTGAGATAATTTTTATTAACATGGAGAGATTATGCAATTTGAACTTGATATCCAAAAACTAAGAACCAAGAAACTTTTTGTCGCAACACCAATGTATGGTGGACAATGCCACGGAGCATACACTAAAGCAATTACAGACCTTATGATCCTCTGTACCAAATATGGTATCGAGGCTAAACTGTTTTTCATCTTTAACGAATCACTAGTGCAACGTGCTAGAAATTATTTGACAGATGAGTTTGTTCGTAGTGGTTATGACCATATGATTTTTATTGATAGCGATATTCACTTTGAGCCACAAGACGTTTTAGTGATGATGCACTTTGCGTCAAGCCGTGATGACATGGATGTTGTTTGTGGTCCATATCCAAAGAAAGCAATTTCTTGGGAGAAGATTAAAATCGCAGTTGACAAAGGATATGCAGACAAGAATCCAAATCAATTGGAAGAGTTTGTTGGTGACTATGTTTTCAATCCAGCAGATGGCGTAACTGAGTTTCGAATCGATGAGCCAGTTGAAGTGAAAGAAAGCGGCACAGGTTTCATGTTGATTACCCGTGAAGCACTTCAAAAATATGACAAAGCATTCCCAATGCAAAGCTATAAACCAGATCATTTGCGTACTGCAAACTTTGATGGTAGCAGAGAAATCATGGCTTACTTTGATTGCGTTATTTGTCCAGATACAAAACGTTATCTCTCAGAAGATTATATGTTCTGTCAGTGGATGCGTAAAGCTGGTGGTAAGGTGTGGTTGCTTCCATGGATGCGTTTGAAACATGCTGGCAGTTATATCTTTGGTGGTTCTTTACAAGCACTTGCGGCAATTAATGCGTCACCTACTGCTGGTAATGATGTTATGCAACGAACTGTGGCTGAAAATTTGAAATGATAGACTATCGATATAATGAAGATAAGACTTTGGAAGAACTGAAGTCTTATATTGATGCAACATACGGGCAACATTATTCCCGTGATAAATTTCAAGCAACAGAATTCATCATCGATGGTGGCCACGGTGAAGGATTCTGTATTGGGAATGTGCTGAAATATGCACAAAGGTATGGCAAGAAGGATGGACGGAATCGTAAAGACTTGCTAAAAATTTTACACTATGCTATAATCATGTTACACGTACATGACTTGAATGAAGGAAAACAAAATGAAATTAAGTGAATCAACAATCAATGTTCTAAAAAACTTTGCAACCATTAATGCTGGTATGCAATTTAAAGAAGGCTCTGTCGTGCGAACTATCTCCAAAGGACAGAACGTACTCGGCAAAGCTACAGTAACAGAAAACTTTGAGAAAGATTTTGTCATCTATGACTTGAATCGTTTCTTGTCTCTGTGTGGTTCTTTGACAGACCCTGAGATTGTTGTCAATACAGATAACAATAATATCACAATCAAGTCTGGAACGTCCAAGACAACTTATGGACTTGCCGATGAGTCTATGATTGTCGCACCGCCTGCAAAAGAAATTAAGATCGACAATGCCGAAGTGAATTTTCGTCTGACAAAAGACGATATGAATCAAGTATTGAAATTGTCTGGCATCTTGGGTCTTCCAAACATTGCGGTTGTTGGTGATGGCAGTGAAATCTCTATCTCTGCACTTGACGTTAAGAATGCAGATTCAGATAATTTCTCAATCAAAGTCGGTGAGACTAGTGCAACCTTTAAATTAATTTTCAATACAGAAAATCTTAAGATGGTTGCTGGTACATATGATGTATCGATTTCATCTAAAGGTATTTCGCATTTCAAACATGCGACAGACCCAATTGAATATTGGATTGCTACTGAAGCTGGCTCTAAGTACGAAGGTTAATATTATGAGTAATGTGATTGTTCCGTCCTCTCCAGAGGACCGTAAAAAGATTCTGGATGCACTTGTCGAAATTTCAAACTCACTCACTCGAATTGAAGCCGAGCGTGATTTGATTAAAGATATTCTCACTACTGTGGAAGATAAATTTGAGTTGCCTAAAAAGTACACTCGCAAACTTGCAAAGATTTATCACAAACAAAACTTCACCGAAGTTCAACAAGAGCAAGATGATGTTGAGACTTTATATGAGAGTGTGGCTAAGTAACACTCAGTTTGCATTCTAACATGCAATGTGTTAGAATATATTTTTATGTTATGATAAGGTGAACACATGCTACAAGATTTCTTGTGGGTCGAAAAGTATCGACCAAAAACTGTTGAAGAGACAATTCTTCCAGCAGACTTAAAGGCTACGTTCCAACAATTCGTTGAGCAAAAGAACGTTCCCAATCTAATTCTTACGGGCGGTCCTGGCGTTGGTAAAACTACTATCGCAAAGGCTATGCTTGAAGAACTTGGATGTACTTATATTGTTATTAACGGATCGATGAATGGCAACATCGATACCTTGCGAAATGAAATTAAAAACTTTGCCTCAACCGTATCATTCTCTGGTGGTCGTAAATATGTTATTCTTGACGAGGCTGATTACCTTAATCCGCAATCTACTCAACCCGCATTACGAAACTTCATGGAAGAGTTTTCTGCTAATTGTGGTTTTATCCTTACTTGCAACTTTCTTAATCGTATCATCGCCCCTCTCCACAGTAGGTGCTCCGTTGTACATTTTAAGATAAACGCATCAGACAAGCCAAAACTTGCTGGTCGTTTTATGAAACGTATGACTGGCATTCTGCAAAAAGAAAATGTAGAATTTGAAGAGAAGGTTGTTGCTGAACTTATTATGAAACACTTTCCTGATTGGAGGCGTGTTCTCAATGAACTGCAACGTTACTCTGCTACAGGTAAGATCGATACTGGAATTCTTGCAAATATCTCAAGTGACAATTTCAAGTCATTAGTCGAAAGATTAAAAGCAAAAGACTTCACGGGTATGCGTAAGTGGGTTGCAGAGAATCTAGACAATGAACCTTATGTACTATTCAAACGAATCTTTGATAACAGCAACGAATGCTTGAAGCCTGATTCTGTTCCACGTATGGTTCTATTGCTTGCCGACTATCAATACAAGTCTGCATTTGTCGTTGACCAAGAAATTAACTTTGTCGCTTTCTTGACAGAAGTGATGGTTGACTGCGAATTCAAATGATTAATAAAAAATTTGATCCTTCACTATACGACAAGTATGATGATGTTGGCAGAACTGTAGTAAAAAATTATTTCAAGTCCAAATTAAATATAGATGCCATAGACAATTCAGATTTATATGGGGTAGATTTAATTTTAACAAAAAACAATACTGTTGTTGGATATGCAGAAGTAGAAGTTAGAAATAATTGGGATAAAGATAATTTTCCTTTTGACACATTAAATGTTCCTAGTAGAAAAAAGAAATTACTTGAAAATGAATTGCCAACTTTTTTCTTTTCCGTAAATAAAATTTTGACTAGAATGTTTTGCTGTAAAGCCGAAATTGTGTTACAATGTCCTCTTGTAGAAAATAAAAACAAGTATGTAAAAGATGGAGAATATTTCTATAAAGTTCCGGTAAACACATTGAAATTGATTACATTATGACACCATTTGACTACCTAAACGCCATCAACCAATCAAAAGAAAATATGATGGTTGGCACTGATAATGATGAACTTGCCGAAAAATCGTACAATGCGTACATCGTAAATAAAGGACTATCCTACTTCTCAGACACAATCTTATATGCAAATGAGATGAACAGCCGTCATCTCCTCGACAACAAACCTCAATTTTTGTATTTACTAAATACCATCAGGCCACGAAAACGCTTTAGCAAGTGGTTTAAGAATGAAGTAGTTGAAGACATTAATGTGATTTCTGAATATTTTGGCTATAGTTATGCTAAAGCTAAACAAGTGCAGAATCTTATAACGTCAGATCAACTCCAGATGATGAAACAAAAAATACAAAAAGGTGGCGTGAAGTCCAAGGAGAAAAAGAATGGCGGTGAACATTGAAGACTTACTTGAGATAAGATTAAAACAAGAAGACGATTTCTTAAAAGTAAAAGAAACACTAACCCGTATTGGCGTTGCGTCACGTAAAGATAAAACACTATACCAGTCATGTCATATTTTACACAAAAAAGGTAAATATTATATTGTACATTTTAAAGAGTTATTTGCATTAGATGGTAAACCAACCGACTTTGAAGAAAATGATTTAGCGAGAAGAAACACAATTGCAAAGCTATTAGCCGAATGGGGATTAATTGAAATTGTTCCTAGGGCAACAAACGTTGAAGAGCCTATAGCACCATTGTCTCAAATCAAAATCATATCTTATAAAGAAAAAAATGAATGGCTTTTAACTGCTAAATATAATATCGGAAATAAAAAGAGGGAAATGGAATAAAATGGAAGAACTAGTACAATCACTAAAAGTGTCTTTAGCGAACCACTACGCATTTTATCTGAAGGCGCATTACTACCATTGGAACGTAACTGGTCCTAACTTCCCTCAGTATCACGATTTTTTAGAAAACATCTATACTGAAGTGTATGGTGTTGTGGATAAAATTGCAGAAGAGATTCGAACATTGGATTCATATGCACCAGGAAGTTTTAATCGCTTCATTCAGTTATCACAAATCCAAGGTGACGAAACTGTGCCACCAGCAGAAGTGATGATGCAAAGATTATTAGATGATATTCCAACAATGCTGACAAGCATTCAACGTACATACGAACTTGCAGAACAAGAACGTTGCCACAACATAAGTAACTTTATGGCAGAGCGTCAAGATGCATTCAATAAACATGCATGGATGATTAGGTCAACTATCAGGGCTTGACAAACGTTGTATAATGTGAGATAATGTTATCTTGAAATAAATTAGGAGATTTTATGAAATCCATGACAGTATTGACAGCAGTAGCATTGACTACTCTCTCCCTAGTTGCCGTTGCGGCAGACAAACCAGCAGAAAAGAAACCTGCTGACAAACCTGCAACAACAGCATCAGCACCTGCCGCTAAAGCAGACTCTAAAGAGAAACCACGTCCTAAAGTGATTACTCCAAAAGAGAAAGCCGAACGAGCAGAGGCTAAAAAAGCAGAAGCTAATAAAGCGGAAGCTAAATCAGAAGCTAAGAAATAATTCTTAGTAAATTTTTTATCATTAATTGATGAGGTATATAAAATGGCATTTGTAAATTCTAGCAAAACACAGACAGAACTCTTGGTATCGTACTTGCGTGGTACAGGTCGTGGAATCTCTGCACCCCAAGCAAGGTCTTTGTTTGGCGTTAAAAACCTTCGTGCCCGTATGAGTGACTTGCGCCAGTGCGGTTACAAAGTTCGTACAGCAATGAACACAGAAGGTAATACAACATATTTTGTTTCACGTAGAATGGTTGGACAGGCTTAATCTGTTATAAATAAACGTATCTCAGGGATGGGAACGTAAATGGCTCTTCTACCTTAGGAGCGTCTAAAGCTGGCACAACGATATGGTGCCCCTGTAGCCAGTAAGCAGGACTTTAATGATACGCCTTCGGGGTATCAATTTTATTTTTTAACTCGCTTAATAGGAGAAACTATGTTACAAAACATCAATAGTGCTATCGATACTTTTCAAGGCACAAAAACGCAATTCGTCAAAACATTCGTCAAGAATGAAGAACTTGCAAAACCCCTCAACACTTTCATTGAAGCGCAAACACTTTACGCAAAAGCTGTTGCAGTAGAAGTCAATAAGTTTTTTACAACTCTTGGCATGTCTGCATACACTTTTGACGCTAAAAAAGCGTTTTCAAAAAATAAGTAAGAGGAGATACAAAATGGGACACACACCAATTCCCGCACTTTTTGGCGGACAAGGTTTCAAAGATTTTGATAAATTCTTTGTTGGCTTCGATGAGCAATTCAATCGACTAGCAAAAATACATGATGATGTGACTAAGAACATTCCTAACTACCCACCTTACAACATTCGCAAGACTGGTGACAATACATACGTCATTGAAATTGCGGTTGCTGGTTTTGGTAAACAGGAAATCGATATCACTTTAGAAGACAACAAACTAATTGTTGCCGGTAACACAAAAGATGATGGAGATAATTTCTTGTTCAAGGGTATTGCTAATCGTGCGTTCACTCGCACATTCGCACTTGATGACCAAATCGAAATTCAAGATGCCGCTTTGATTAATGGTATGTTGAAGATTGCTTTGGAACGAATCATTCCAGAACATAAGAAGCCAAAGAAGATTGAAGTTAAAGACACAGTTGATACTGCGCCTAAAACTAAAAAATCATCTCAGCAATATTTAACTGAGGATGAATTATGAAATCAATAAAAAACTTCTTTATTGCTTTACTTGAAGCAATTCAAGACGCAAAGAGACATAAAGCAGAGCGTTTTAAATAAACACATGGGGGCGCAATGCCCCCATTTTATTATAGGATATAAAATGGCAAACTTAAGAATTTTGAAATTATCAACAGGTGAAGAAATTGTTGGTGATATTGTAGAAGAGACTGCGGATAAGTATCGTGTAGAGAACCCATGTGTTCTTGCTATTGGTATGAATCAAGCTGGCAAAGCCGCTTTGCAAATGCAACCTCTTTTAATCTTCTCCGAACAAAAAGTGGTAGAGTTTAATCCTAACCATGTAATTTACAACGTATCAGTTGCACAAGAGATAAAAAACAAGTATAATGAGATATACGGATCAGGAATTGTCCTGCCACCGACTCAAGGCATTATTACTTAATGAAATTTTATACGCATTTTTCTAAACTCGGCAACAACATTCTTGTTCGTGGATACAACAACGGCAAACGATTTACCGATAAGGTCGAATACAATCCAACGTTATATCTACAATCTAAAGATGGTGATTATCGAACATTAGATGGCCAATCGCTTGCGGCAGTATCGCAAGGCACAATGCGTGACGCAACAGAGTTTATGAAACGTTATGAAGATGTTGACAACTTCAAAGTGTATGGCTCAACAAACTTTCCATACGTTTATATCAATGAAGCGTATCCAGGCAAATTAGATTATGATCCAGACCAAATTAAGATTGCGAACATCGACATTGAGGTTGGTTCTGAAAATGGTTTTCCCGAACCTGCATCTGCGAGTGAGCCAATCACTGCAATCACATTTAAGATAGCAGGACACTTCTATGTGTTTGGCTGTGGTGACTATGATAACTATCGTGATGATGTAACATACATGAAGTGTCGTGATGAAAATAATCTCATCATGCGCTTTCTTGACATGTGGGAAGAAACATCACCAGACATTGTGACTGGTTGGAACATTCAATTCTTTGATATTCCATATCTGAACAATCGTATCACAAGACTCATGGGCGACAATACTGCAAAGCGTCTATCACCATTCCGTAGAATCGGTGAACGTACAACTACGATTCACAACAAACAACAAGTAGCATTCGATTTGGTGGGTATTGCTATTCTTGATTACATTGAATTGTACAAGAAGTTTACATACTCACAGCAAGAAAGTTTTAGTCTCAATCACATTGCGTATCTAGAACTTGGTGAGAAGAAACTTGACTACTCTGAAGTTGAAAGTCTACATCAGTTATATCGAACAAACTTTCAAAAGTTTATTGAGTACAACATCCATGACGTTGAACTTGTGGATCGTATTGATGCTAAGATGCAATTGATTGACATGGCGCTTGCCCTCGCATACGATGCTAAAGTTAATTACACCGATGTGTTCACACAAGTACGCATGTGGGATACTTTGATTCATAACGAATTGATTGAACAAAATATTGTTGTGCCACAGAATGTTCATACCGCAAAAGATGAACAGTATGCTGGCGCTTATGTGAAAGACCCAATCGTTGGTATGCACGAATGGGTTGTGTCATTTGACTTGAACTCATTGTATCCACACTTGATTATGCAGTACAATGTTTCACCGGAAACAATTGTTGAAGGTCGCCACACAAGTATCTCTATTGATAATTTGCTAGATGGTGAGTATCAAGCACAAGGTGAATATTGCATGGCAGCCAATGGCCATTACTTCAAGCGTGACAAGCAAGGCTTCTTGCCTGCTATGATGCAACGCATGTATGATGATCGTTCATTGTACAAAAAGAAAATGATCGAGGCACAAAAGGCTTACGAAAAAGAAACTGATAAAGAACGTAAACGTGAAATAACAAATCAGATTTCAAAGTACAAGAACTTGCAACTCGCAAAGAAAGTACAATTGAACTCCGCTTATGGCGCACTTGGTAATCAATACTTTAGGTTCTTTGACATTCGCCAAGCAGAGGCAATTACTCTGTCTGGTCAACTAGCTATTCGATGGATTGAAATGAAGTTGAATAGTTATCTAAACAAACTATTGAAGACTAAGGATATTGATTATGTTATCGCATCGGACACGGACTCTGTATACGTCAATCTTGGTCCGCTGGTACATATGGTCTACGGATCGAAGAGTGAAACGAAAGTTGAAACGATTGTTGATTTCGTCAACAAAGCGTGTATCGAAAAATTCGAACCATTCATCGACAAGTCATACCAAGAACTAGCAGACTACATGAATGCATTCGACCAGAAGATGCAGATGAAGCGTGAAGTTATCGCAAACAAAGGCATCTGGACTGCAAAAAAACGTTACATTCTAAACGTGTACGATTCTGAAGGTGTTCGATTCGCAGAACCAAAGTTGAAGATGATGGGCATTGAAGCCGTTAAGTCTTCCACACCAATGTCATGCCGTGAGAAGATTAAAGAGTCTTTGAAGATTGTGATGAATGGCAATGAACAAGAGTTTCAATCTTTCGTTGAATTATTCAAACAAGAATTCAAAACTCTTCCATTCGAAGACATTGCATTTCCACGTGGTGTTAGTGACCTGTCTAAATATGTGAGCAGTTCGGAACTATATTCAAAAGGCACACCTATGCATGTGCGTGGTGCGATAATGTTTAATGCGTTTCTGAAAAAGTATAAACTGACTAAGAAGTATCAACTTATTCAGGATGGTGACAAGACTAAATTCTGTTACATGAAAGTTCCAAATCCCGTTCAAGAAAATGTATTTTCTATTCTCACAGTCTTACCAAAAGAGTTTGGCGTAGAAAAATATATCGACTACGATACGCAGTTTGATAAAGCATATCTTGAACCATTAAAAACAATCGTAAACACAATTGGTTGGAAGACTGAACGTGTTTCTTCATTGGAGAGTTTTTTCGCATGACAACAAGAACAATACCCGCAGAATACCTAGCGTTTAGAAAAGAAGATGATTTTGGATTTAGTGCAGTTGACGAATCAACGTTAACTAGACTCACTGATCCAAATACATTAGAAGATACTATTCTCGTTAGAGAAACTGTTGAACAATCTTCAGAATCACTACACCGAGTAGAAGAGAAGTTAGACGCAATGTTGGCACTATACAATCAAGGTAAACTAGGACTTGATGCAGAACGCCAAAACATGAAATCAGAAGTGCAAGCAAATCTAAAAGAGTTAGAACAACTCATCATGCCTTTGCTAGTTAACTTGATGAAGAATCCAGAAAAAGAATATATCTATTGGCCTAATCGAACTTCAAAGATCCAAGATCAAATTGATAGGGTGTTGGCGTTGACTAGAGGATAATTATGCTATTCGCTTTGATTACATTATTGAGTGCGATATCTCTTTCTGCTATTGCCGCATACTATTCAGTCATTGGCTTGATGGCTATCTTTGCGGCTAGCCCAATACCAATTGCAATCATGGGTGGTGCGCTAGAGTTTTCTAAACTCATTGCCGCATCATGGGCATATAAGAATTGGAAAGTTGCTCCGAAATTTTTGAAATACTATTTCACAGTAGCAGTTATGATTCTGATGTTCATTACATCATTGGGAATTTTTGGATATCTTTCTAAAGCACATAACGATCAAAGTTTAGTGAGTGGTGATGTATCTGCAAAAATTGAAATGATCGATGAGAAGATTAAAGTTGAGAAGGATAATATTGATGTTAATCGCAAAACGCTCAAACAGATGGATGAAGCTGTGGACCAAGTTATGGTTCGTTCAACAAACGAAAAGGGTGCAGAAAAAGCGGCAAGTCTACGCAAAGCCCAACAGGTTGAACGTGGTCGCTTACTTAAAGAAATCGAAACATATAACAAGCGGGTGGCGACTCTTAATGAAGAACGGGCTCCTATCGCCGCCGAAATTCGTAAAGTGGAAGCAGAGGTTGGTCCGATCAAATATATTGCGGCGTTAATCTACGGAGATAGCATCGATTCTAGTTTACTAGATAAGTCTGTACGATTCGTTATTATTCTTTTAGTTCTTGTGTTTGACCCAATGGCAGTCTTGCTTGTTATTGCAGGAAACTTTTCTTTGAGACAAATAGCAAAAGAGAAAGAAGAGAAGTCTGGTGGATATCAAGTTGATATTCCAACCAATGAAGTTGAACCAAAACAAAAAAGAAGACAAAGAAAACGAACGCCAGATCAATCTATTGGCGATGAAAATTTGAATGCGACACTCATTGAACCTATACCAATGACGAAAGAAGAACTGGAAGATTTTAAACGTAAATACACTAGGGATGGCAGATCAAAATTTGCAGAGTTTGCAGAAAGATAATTTATGAAAATTGGTTTTAATTGTTCGTCATTTGATTTATTTCATGCTGGTCATGTGACGATGTTGAAGATGGAAAAAAAGTTGTGTGACTATTTGATTGTTGCGTTACAAGTTGATCCTACTGTAGATAGACCTAGTACAAAAAATAAACCTGTACAATCGGTATATGAAAGATATGTTCAATTGCAAGCGTGTAAGTATGTGGATGAAATTCTTGTCTACCATACCGAAGAAGACTTAGCTAATCTGATTATGACGCAAACAATGCACATAAGATTTCTTGGCGAAGAATACAAAAATAAAGACTTTACCGGTAAACAGTATTGCATTGAGAACGGAATTGAGTTATACTATCATGTGAGAAATCATAGTTACAGTACATCAGAACTCCGTCAGCGTACCCATGATTTAGAAGTGCAAAAGAAAAGCGAACCTGATGTTAGTGAATATGAACAGCATTCGCCAAAGTTATTAAACAAATATTATGAAGGAAAAACACAATGAGCAATTTTTTTACAGATTTAGTTGACCAATTGAAAGATGAAGACACAAAGATTTTATCTGAAGGTGGTGCATCTGCTGAGTATAGTGGATGTATTGATACGGGTTCATATGCATTGAATGCTGTTCTATCAGGTAGCATCTATGGCGGTGTGCCTAACAACAAAGTGACTGCATTCGCTGGTGAATCGTCAACTGGTAAAACATTCTTTGTGCTTGGGATTGTTAAACAATTTCTCGATGCAAATCCCGAAGGCGGTGTTATCTACTTTGATACAGAAGCCGCAGTTACAAAACAAATGATGGAATCTCGTGGCGTTGATACTAAACGGGTTGTTATCTCTGAGCCAGATACAATTCAAAAGTTTCGTCACACCGCATTGCAAATCATTGAGAAGTATCAAGCACAACCAGAAGCGAAACGCAAGCCAATGATTATGGTTCTTGATTCTCTTGGTCAGTTATCATCTACTAAAGAAATGGAAGATACTGCTGAAGGCAAAGAGACTAAAGACATGACCAAGTCTGCTATTCTCAAAGCAACATTCCGTGTATTGAATTTGAAACTTGCTAAGATTGGTGTGCCTTTGCTTGTAACGAATCACGTTTATGATGTTGTTGGTGCATACATCCCAACTAAAGAAATGTCTGGTGGCTCTGGCTTAAAGTACACCGCATCTACAATCATTTACTTGTCTAAGCGTAAAGATAAAGATGGTACTGCTGTTGTTGGTAACATCGTTCGTTGCAAGTTGCAGAAGTCACGTTTGACAAAAGAAAACTCTCAAGTCGAAGTGAAGATTACATACAGCACAGGGCTTGACAGATACTTTGGCTTGCTTGAAATTGCAGAGAAGTATGGTATCATCAAAAAAGTATCTACACGATATGAACTTGCTAATGGCACTAAAGTATTCGGCAAGAACATCAACGAAGAGCCAGAGAAGTATTTCACACCTGATATCTTAGCATTGATTGACGAAGCATGTAAGAAAGAATTCTTGTATGGGCAAGATGGTGTTGAGGGTGTTACTGATGAAGAAGAGTTGGAGTTAGTCAATGAAGATTGAAGAAACTTATGAGATTGCCGAAAGCGATATCAAATACAAAGATAAAGATGTTGTCGCAACAATCAAAATTACTGCTGGCGACTTTAAAGACACAGTATTCCATTTTGGTGAAATTAATTTTGCCGAAGAAGAAAATCCTGACGGAACCTATTCAATTGGCTTCAACTATGATATAATAAGTGAAGAATTGAACGAAGCAGAGAAAAGGTATAAGAATGAACTTGGAACAAAAAATACTGAAACACCTGATATTGGATGAAGAGTATACACGAAAGACTTTACCATTCATTAAAGGCGAGTATTTTCAGGAATCTTCAGAAAAACTATTGTTCTCTGAAATTGAAAGTTATGTAAATAAGTATAACACAATGCCAACGCAAGAGGCATTGGCTATTGAGATTGACAAGAGAGTTAATCTAACAGATGACCAGCACAAGAAAACGATTGCGCTTGTTAAAGAAATTACAATCGATCCCGAAGTGTCCGACACCAAATGGTTGATTGATGCAACAGAAAATTTCTGTCAAGAAAAAGCAATCTACAATGGTATCATGCAGAGCATTCAAATTCTTGATGACAAGAATAAGAACAGCACAGAAAAACTTGATAAAGGTTCGATCCCTAAAATTCTAGCAGATGCGCTTTCAGTTTCTTTTGATAATCACATTGGTCACGATTTTATTGATGACGCAGAAACACGATATGACTTCTATCATAAAGTTGAAAGACGAATCCCATTCGACCTTGACTATCTAAACAGAATCACTAAAGGTGGGCTTGCAGAAAAATCTTTGAACATTGTTCTTGCTGGTACTGGTGTTGGTAAATCTTTGTTCATGTGTCATTGTGCCGCAGCCAATCTGACGATGGGTAAAAACGTTTTGTACATCACAATGGAAATGGCTGAAGAACGTATTGCAGAACGTATCGATGCTAACTTGATGAACGTTGAACTTGATAGATTGATTGGTATGCCTAAAGATGTATACTTGAAGAAAGTCGAAACTCTACGTGAGAAGACTAAAGGTAAGCTAATCATCAAAGAATATCCAACCGCTAGTGCAAACGTAAATCACTTCAATCATTTGTTGAATGAGTTGAAATTGAAACGACAATTCATTCCTGATATCATTTACATTGACTATCTGAACATTTGTTCCTCTGCACGTATGAAGATGGGTTCTTCTATTAACTCATACACATACATCAAAGCAATTGCAGAAGAGTTGCGTGGGCTTGCAGTTGAACATAAATTACCAATTGTATCAGCTACACAAACAACGAGAAGTGGTTATACAAACTCAGACGTTGGACTTGAAGATACTTCAGAATCGTTTGGTCTGCCTGCAACAGCAGACTTGATGTTTGCTTTGATTTCAACCGAAGAACTTGCAGAGTTGAATCAGATTATGGTTAAGCAGTTGAAGAATCGTTACAGCGACCCAACAACAAACAAACGTTTTGTGATTGGTGTTGATAGAGCGAAAATGAAACTGTATGATGCAGAAGAGTCAGCGCAGACTAACATTTCCGATAGTGGGCAGATTGAAGACGATAAACCCGTATTTGATAAGTCTGGTTTCGGCAAACGAATGCAGAAAAACCGAGATTTCGGCAATCTAAAGGTTTAATTTCATAATGTGAAATGTATCCCTTTCCCTAAATATCCCTTGACAAGATACCATAACTGTACTATAATAGATATTGTTAAGAAAGGGATACGACATGAAACTCATTCTCAGGGCAAAAGGGGCAACCTTGACACCAAAGGAGAGAAAGATTTTAAAGATGGCTACGCATTTTTATGCTAGTCGTTTGATGAGTGACAGGTTGTCGAATACATTAGAAATTAGCATAAACGTCATAAAAGATTTTTATGTGAAAAACAAAATACTTGGTGAAGCGTTTCCTAAAGATGATGTTCTAGGAATACCAAGCAATAAACAGTTTGTAATAAATTTGGAATGGAATAATAAACTTGGCAAGCGTGTTTTACAATGTCTTGCACATGAAATGGTTCACGTTAAGCAGTATGCTAAAGGTGAATTAAAATTCCATGAAAGAGGGAACTTGGTAACGTTTCAACGAGAACAATACCAAGGTGATGAATATTGGGAATCATTATGGGAGATTGAAGCATATGGACGTGAAGTCGGACTCTATCAAAAATTTAGACCAACTCTTAAACTTCTTAGGAAAGAAATTTGAAATGATTAAAGTTACAGAATGGTATAACTGGATTGTACGTCAGTTTGGTGAGATTTGTGGTTGGATTGGATTAGTTCTAATTCATGGGTCTACAGTACCAGTAACGTACTTAGCAATTCAAGGTGAGCCTACAGTATTGCCCCCATTAAGCATGGTGTTACTAATTTGGACTGGTTTGCTATTATTCTTTATTCGTTCTGCAATTGTAAAAGATAAACTTTACATGATCTCAAACGGCATTGGATTCTTCATGCAAAGTATCATGTTGGCATTCTTGGTGTTAAAATGAGTGTAGATAGTATTAGAGCATACAACAATAAGATGTATGAACAACTTATTCTCAACAAAACGGAGAGAAGAATTGATGAATTGCGTTTAGAAGAACGTAGAATTAAACATCTGCGTGAAGTTAGTGAAGAAGCACGTATCGAAATGAATCGTAGAATGAATCGTCCTGGACAGAATGTAGATAGAATGGCATAGAGTGAAATCGATAGCATTGTTTGTTAATCATCCCGAATGTTCAACAGATTGTTGTGATGGGATGATTAAAGCACTATCGCCAAACTATGAAATTAATTTATTCAATGTTGATAGTGATTTAGTGACAGTATTAAACAATGCAGATATTGTTGCATTTCCTGGAGGTATCGGAGATGCAGATTCTTATGATAAATTCTTTAGACGCAAACGTGCTAATATGATAGCAGACTTTGTTGAGTCTAAAGGATATTATCTTGGAATATGTATGGGTGCATATTGGGCTGGCAGTCACTATTTCGATATACTAGATGACATTGAACCTGTTCAGTATATTAAACAAAATACCGCAGACATTCGTAGGTCTTATTCTACCATTGCAAACGTTACTTGGAACGGCAAACCTGAGACAATGTTCTTCTATGATGGGTGTGCATTGACAGGCAATCTAGAACGTGCTAAAATAGTCTCTACTTATGCGAATGGTGACGCCATGGCAATCATTCAAAATCGTGTAGGTGTGATTGGTTGTCATCCTGAGAGTCAAAAGTATTGGTATAAAAATTATATATCAGAACATTGGCACGAAGAACAAAACCATAAATTGTTGTTAAACTTTGTTGACGAACTTACATTATGTTAATTTACACAAATCAAAAATCGAAGAAGAAAAAAACTCCTGCAAAGAAAGTTGCAGAGTATCAACAATGGCTAGACAATCTGCCAACTACTTCATTCTCTAAAGGTTTCAAGAAGTCTAAAGAAATCGAAGCATACAAACCTCCAAAAGCATATATTCGTGAAACTGTACGTCATCCCAGTTTAGCGACAGTTGGCGACAGTTGCACTAAGCCAATTCACGGCAAAGTTTACACTGGCGACAAGATGATTGGCATTGGCACATTACACAAAAGCAATGCAGTACCTATTTTCTCTAGTGATGATGCAAAGGATCAAGCATCAATGCGAAGGTAATTATAAATAGGTCTATTGCAACGACAGACCTATCATGTTTAAATTTAAAGAATACCTTATTGAAAAGAAAAACACTCACATGGAACATGCGGAAGACGATGTTCTTAATGGGGGTGTTGAAGGAACTAGAGATAGCATAAACGCACTCAGAGCGGTGCGTGATATGCTTGCTGGACATTCCAAAAGCAAAGTTGACATTTCAGTCAAATGGGATGGTGCGCCAGCAGTCTTTGCAGGACAAGATCCAACAGACGGCAAATTCTTTGTTGCGAAGAAGGGCGTCTTCAATAAAAATCCCAAAGTATACAAAACTCCAGCAGAAATTGATGCAGACACTTCTGGCGACTTAGCAACCAAACTCAAAGCATGTTTGATGTATTTGCCTAAGATCAACATCAAAGGCGTCATTCAAGGCGACTTACTATTCACACAGTCAGACTTGAAGACAGAAACAATTGAAGGCGAATCATACGTCACGTTTCATCCAAATACGCTAGTGTATGCAGTACCGTCAGAAAGTGAACTTGCTAAAGATATCAAAAGAGCAAAGATTGGCATTGTCTGGCATACAATTTACGAAGGCGATACATTCGAAACAATGTCCGCAGTCTTTGGTAAAGATATTCTAAGCACACTCACAAAGACACCAAACGTTTGGATGACAAGTGCAGTCTATCAAGACGTATCAGGTAAAGCTACACTCACACAATCAGAAAATGATGAAGTGACTGCAATTCTATCTGAAGCTGGAAAGATATTCCAAAAGCTAGATGCACCAACACTAAACTACATCAATACAGACGAAGACTTGATTGAACGCATTAAGACATTCAACAATTCAAAAGTACGTCAACAGTTGAAAATCACAAACGTCAAAGCGCACGTTAAAGAATTGATTACCTACATAGAAGATTACTACGAGAAACAAGCCGAGGGCAAAGGTGAACGTGGTCGTGCTACTCAGATGCTAAAGAAAAGCAAAGTGCTTAAATTCTTCTCGCCAAAAAACAAATCACATCTAGAAGACATTTTCACAATGATGAATCTCTTAGCAGAAGCGAAGTTGATTTTGATTAAGAAGATGGATGAAGTTAAAACGTTGAACACTTTCTTGTTGACTAAGAAAGGCTACGAAGTGACTGGTGTTGAGGGTTATGTTGCAATCGACAAGATCAAAGGCAATGCAGTCAAGTTAGTTGACAGAATGCAATTCAGTTACGCAAACTTCTCGCCTGATATCATTAAAGGTTGGCAGAGGTAAGTTGAGACATGCCAGATGAATTTGGGTTCTTGGCTGGTGCCAAGGGTATAAGCGAAGGCTTTAAAACTGGAAGAGAAGCCGGAAGAGAAATTGGCAAGAATATCGAAGATGTTCAAAAGCCCTTGAAGAGTACCGACACCGCAAGCAAATATCGGAAGAAGAGTACAAATTAAGGGTAGAGTTTGTAAAGAAGTACGGAACTAAAGAGTGGGATAAAGTTATTCAGATTAAGAATGAAATTGAAAAGATAGAACAAGCAGACAAAGCGTATTTTGATGCTGAGTTGTCAAAAGTTAGATGGGTTCAATTTTGGTGTTTCTTTGTAGCCGCTTGGATTTCATGGTACATTGTATGGGGATCTAAATAAGGTTTAATTTGAAACCGGACACCTTTATGTATACATCGGGTAACTATTTTTAACGGTAAATATGTCATATTCTGAAAAAGTTTTAGATCATTACGAAAATCCACGAAATGTGGGATCATTCGACAAAGATGCCGATAACATAGGTACGGGTATGGTGGGTGCGCCAGCGTGTGGCGATGTTATGAAACTTCAAATTAAAGTAGAAGATGGAGTAATTACAGATGCGAAATTCAAAACATACGGATGTGGAAGTGCAATTGCAAGTTCCAGTCTTGTTACAGAGTGGGTCAAGGGCAGAACACTTGACGAAGCAGGAAAGATATCTAATTCACAAATTGCTGAAGAACTTGCCTTACCACCGGTTAAAATTCATTGTTCAATACTTGCAGAAGATGCTATAAAGGCGGCTATAAATGATTACAATAACAGATGTTGCAAAGTCTAAAATCATAGACTTGTTGATGGAAGAAAATAATCCAAATCTATCTTTGAGAGCATTCATTCAAGGTGGCGGATGTTCGGGATTCAACTACGGATTTACATTCGATGAAATAATGAACGAAGATGATTTTGAAGTTTCTCTTGGAGAATTTAAAGTACTTGTAGATGCTACGAGTATGCAATATCTTCAAGGTGCAACAATAGACTATCAAGAAAAGTTGATGAGTAAAGAGTTTGTGTTTATCAATCCTAACGCAAAACAAACGTGTGGGTGTGGTAGTAGTTTCACAGTATAATAATTAAATGGAATAAAAAATGGCACAAGAAGGCTTTTTATACGAAGAGAATGCATATAAGGCGTTGAACAAATATAAGATTTCAACGGGTGGAACTGCCGGCGCATCACACGACAAACCAGATTTGACTATTCAAGCAAAAGGTAAAAAGCCTACTGGTTGCGAACTTAAAAATTCACCGACTGCCGCTGGTTCTTTAGTTATGAAATACTACGATGGTAAGTGGCAATTCGGTGACATTGGAACTGATCCTGAGAAAGAATTCTTAGTTGAATTAGCAAAGAAGTTCAATTTGCTAAAAGAGATGAACACTAGTGGAACTCACGGTAAAGATTGGCGTGGTAAGGTGCCTTCTTTGCAAAATGATGAAAGAGGTAAAAAAGTCATAGTTGGTGCTAAAGATAAGGCGGCCGCATACAAATCAGATTTAGAAAAGTTTGGGGCGCAAAATGAAGTGCATGTGCCTATTCCAGCAAAAGCAATATGTGACTATTACATTGCAAAAAAATGTTCGTATATCAATGTGGGAACTCACGGATTCTTTACATTAGCAGGCAAAGACTTATTGGGTCTACAGCCAAAACTCAAAGCAAACAAGAATTCTCCGATTCCCGATTTTGCTAAGAATGCATCTGCGGTTATTCGTGTTCGCTGTCAATATAAGGGTGGTGGAGACTATCAGTTTGTTATGACGTTACAATTCGGTAAAGTATCAAAATCCCCATATAACATTGCACCCCTTAAAAAAGGCGCTAGTGCGGCAATTGATGAAGTAGCATTAAAGGCAGACCCCATACTTCTAGCATTCATGTAAATTATAAATAAACTATAACACAGTTAGGCTACGGCAAACCTGAACAGATAAGTCTACGGAAAACTCTATTACATATGAAATCGTTTAAAGAATCAATATTGCTTGATGAAGCAAAAGCCAAAGGCAAAGTAATTGTCGTATATGGCGGTGGCTTTCAGCCATTTCACGCCGGTCATTTGAGTAGTTACACTCAAGCCAAATCCAAATTTCGCACTCCAGACTTTTATGTTGCATCTAGCAACGACACAAAGGTTCGCCCAATCCCATTCAAAGACAAAGAATTCCTAGCACAGCAAGCAGGAGTTACAGACGATTTCGTTCAGGTCGTTCAGCCGATTAATCCAGAAGAGATTATGAAGAAGTATGACGAAAAGAAAGATGTTCTCATTCTTGTTCGTTCTGAACGTGACCCAATGAAGTACACAAAGAAAGATGGTTCGCCAGCGTACTATCAGCCATTTGTCAGCATTGATAAATGTGAATCATTCGAAACACACGCATATATTTTTGTGACTAAGAAACACGACTTTAAAGTTAATGGCAAAGAAGCATTCTCTGGTAGTCAAGTTAGAAAAATGTATTCGGACGCAGACTCAGAAGGCAGAGATAAAATCATCAGTGATTTATATCCAAAAGCAAGAAGTAAAGCTAAGGTGAAAAAACTTTTAGACAAATACATAGGTGGTGGCATGAACGAAGAAATAGAACAACAAGACGAAGCAGTTCTTGGCTACAAACAACGTAGACAAAGAGCGCAACAATTTAAACGAATTCAAAAGCGTTTAGTCAGAGCAAGAGCATTACAAGCAAAACGTTTTGCCGACCCTAAGAGATTAAAAAGAAGAGCCGCTAAAATGGCATATCAATTCTTCAGAGGACGCCTTGCTGGTGGTAAGAACTATGCAGACTTGGGTACTGGAGAGAAAATTGCAATCGACACTAGATTGCAAAAGATGTTGCCTGCAATTAAAAAGTTTGCAGTACGTTTAGTGCCAGCCGCTAGAAGTAAAGAAGTTGCACGTAAAAACATGATGATGAAAAGAGAAGATTTGAATCATATGTTCGAGCAATTCATTGTTGAGAAACCAACTATACCGCAAGACAAAGATATTGCAAAGAGAGATGGAACACAACCGAAAAAGTATTATGTTGGTTTAGACAAAGATACAAAAGACGCTAGAGCATCACACTTTGAGAAAACTGGACCAAAATCAGATTCAGACAAGAGTGCATATAAAGATGCGCCTGGTGACAAAGAGGCAAGAGAAAAAGGTATGCAACAATCAAAGCATACACTCAAATTCAAACAGATGTATGGTGAAGCAGTAAAGACACCAGAAGAAAGAAAAGAAGTTTCTAGATTAGATCAATTGGTTCGTTTGGGATTGGCAGACACTAAATCTCTTACAGTCATTAAGCGTTCCGTTGAGAAATTAAAATCTGGCGACATGTTGAATCCGTCAGAACGAAATGTCACAAATGATTTGTTGACAACGCTACTTGATATGGTAACTTCAAGCGATGCATTGTTTAGAATGACAAAGACGCAGTTGCAAAAAGAATCTATTGATGAAGCCGCATACAAAGGCAACATTGGTGCAATGGAGATGATGAAGTTCTTCCAAGTTGCAACACCACAAGAAAAAGAAAAACTCAAGAAACTTATTGCCGATAAGAATCAATCAGCCGCTTGGAAAATGATTCAAGACGTTACTGGTATGAAACTCATGGGCGAAGACGATGAGTACGATGACAATGACTATGATGAGACTGATGGACTGTCAATGGCGCAGATTGAAGTTTCTAACATGATTCAAGACGCAGAAGAATTGCTTGAAATGATGGATGAAATGGATGAAGAGCCAGATGCTTGGGTTCTATCTAAGATCACTAAGGCTGCCGATTACGTTTCAACAGTACGTGATTACTTAGAATTCGAAGGCGACTTTGATTATCAAGATGATGACGAAGATAGTGGCGAGGAAGAAGACGATGGTGAGTTTTCTGGCGCAGAGTTAGATATGTACGCAAGTCAAATGGAACCAGATGAGTTTGGTGATGCTTACGAAGAATTCAAGCCAATCTTAGAAGAAATCGAAGGCTTGAAAAAGAAATCAGAAAAGTCTGGTATTGCTTATAGCATTCTCAAAGCAGTTTACGACAGAGGTATGGCCGCATGGCAAGGTGGCCATCGTCCTGGAACAACACCACAGCAATGGGCATTTGCTAGAGTGAATTCATTCATTACAAAAGGTCCTGGCACTTGGGGTAAAGCAGATAAAGACTTAGCTTCCAAAGTTAGAAGTAACGAAGAGTTTTCTAGATTTGCTGAAGCATTAGAGTGGGGTACAGATGCAATGCGTAAGAAGTATGCAAAAGATACGCCAGGACAATCTGAAGAAACATGTTGTGATGATTGTGATGAAAATGCTGTCGTTGACGAAGCATGTTGGGACACACACAAACAAGTTGGTATGAAGAAAAAAGGCAACAGAATGGTTCCCGACTGTCGCCCTAAAAACGAAGAAGTAGAAGAAGTACTAGAAGAAGTTGATTGGGAACAAGTTGTTAACGAAGCAGAGTATCAAGGTAAGTCTGTTAAGTTGAACGATCCATTCAGAACATCTGATGGTCCGAAGAAGTTTGGTGTCTACACTATGGGACCAAATGGTAAAGTTGTTGTCGTTCGTTTTGGTGATCCCAATATGGAAATCAAACGTGACGATCCTGAGAGATTAAAGAGTTATCGTGCTAGACACGGTTGCGACAATCCCGGACCAAAGTGGAAAGCAAACTATTGGTCTTGCCAAATGTGGCGTTCAGACAAAAGCGTAAGCGATTTAGATTAAGGTGGAGATAAAAAATGACAGATAAAAATATTCAAGAAGCAGAAGTTGGCTCTGGAACAAAAGTTGCAGATACAAAGCAATCTGAGAAACGTGCCCAATTGACATTGAAGTCAATTCAGTTACGTTTGAAGCAAGAGAAAGAACGTGCCGCACTTCAACAGCAAAAGAAATCTTTGCAAGTCAAAGAAGGCATTGAAGAATCTTTTAGCCCATCTCAGATCGCCGCTTTGAAAGCAGAGTACTCTAAGATTAATACAATCGATCCATCAAGTGACACATACAAGAAATTGATTGCTATGCTTGATAGATTAGATTTGAAATCTTTACAATCTCTTGCTGGCGCTGAAGTTAAGTTCGTATCTAAACTTGCACAGAATCGTGTTGCTAGAAAAAACATGAAAGAAGAAATTCAACTTGCCGAATTGTCAACAGATAAACTAGCAGACTACAAAAAGAAAGCTGGCGCTGATGCAACGGCTGCCGATAAAGCAGGCGATATAAAAAAAGGTAACAAGCGTTTCTCTGGCATTATGAAAGCAACTAGAAAACAATTTGACAATGATGCAAAGCAGAAAACCGAAGAGTTATCACCGAAGCAAAAAGAAATTGATAAAAACAAAAACGGCAAGATTGACGGATTTGATTTAGCACACTTACGTAAGAAGACTGAGGAGTTGTCACCAAAACAAAAAGCATTAGACAAGAACAAGAATGGTAAAATTGATGGCAGTGACTTAGCGCATTTGCGTAGTAAAAAGAAACAGCCACAAGGTGCAGACTTTGCCGCACAAAGACGCAAAGAAAGACTTGCATCTAATGGGCGTATGGATGAAGCGAAGTCTGACTACGAAGTTTATCACAAAGATTATTCTGGTGCAGTACAGACAGCTATCAAGCAAGCAGAGAAGCGTGGCTTTGAAGTAGACATGGATGACTGGCACGACAAAGTTGCGACCGGTCCTAAGAAGCCATCGTCAGGCAAAACAAATTCATTTTCTGTTAAGTTAAAGAAAGACGGCAAAGAATCTAAGAAAGCATTGCATCTTCAAGTGTACAACATGGACAATCAGAAGTATGAGTTGAACATGTACATTGAAGAAGTTCAATTGGATGAAGCTGGTAGCCCTGCACAACAAGCCGCCATTGCTATTGCAATGAAGAAGGCTGGTAAGAAGCCAAAAGATATGGAAGAGAGTGACGCATACGACAAGAACGTTAAGCCAAGCGACAAGCCACATGATAAAGAGGCTGCCGACAAACGTGCAAAGCTAGCCGCATTAGCCGCTAGAAAGAAAATGTCTGAAGGTTTAATGAATAAGATTAAAGCTATCAAGCGTGGTATTGAAGCAAAGGCAAAATCAGACGATCATTTTGACAAAGCAGGTGATCCAAAGAATCCAGACGCAAGAAAAGACTTGAAAAAAGCAGTTCGCTATCACAATCTTTTAAACAAAGAAGAAGTTGTACTTGAAGCTAAAAAACCTAAATCTTTCAAAAACATTAAGAAAAAAATAAAAGAAGAAGAAGTACCTAACAAGTCTACAGTTCAAAAGGGTGATGCATTGACTGGTAAAAAAGAACCAATCGAAATCAATCCCGAATTGAAAGATGCGGCAAAATAAAATGAATAACGAATTGCCACAAATATATTGTGACATGGACCAAGTGTTAGTCAACTTTATGGGCGGTGCAAATAAAGTATTGACTGCACAAGGACTACAGCCTTTTCAGCAAGAAGAAAAGAATGTCAAATGGGAAGCACTAAGTAAAGTTCCAAAGTTTTGGGCTAACTTAGAGCCTATGTCTGACGCTATGACGCTATGGAGATATATCAGACCGCACAATCCATTTGTGTTATCTACACCATCCAAACGTATGGCGACATGTAAGCCTGAAAAGATTGAATGGGTTCGCAAACATTTGGGTAATGTAGAACACATTTATCTTGTCCCGAGAGAGGATAAACAGAAATTTGCAGTAAATAAGGACGGAACCCGCAATCTATTAATTGATGATTATGAAAAAAACATCAAAGAATGGGTTTCTGCTGGAGGAATTGGAATACGACATATAAATAGTATGAACACTATTTCACAATTACGAAAACTAGGATATTAATAAAAGGAGAACACCATGGCACTATGGGGAAACAAAGAAGCACTTGCATTGACGGGTACAGTAGCAACAACAAACGGTTCGGCTACAGTCACTGGCACTAGCACAGTTTTTACAACAGAAGCACAAGTTGGTGATGTTATTACCGTTAACAGCACTTTCGCAAAAATTATCGGAATCACTAGCAATACTGCATTGACGATTAGTCCAGCTTGGGCAATCGCTAATACTACAGGTGTTAGTGCTACGCTAGAACAATCACCGAAATGGCTTGCCGCTGGTTCTGGTGCAACAGTACAGAGCATCGGAAACGTTTATGGCGTTGATGCAGGCGAAGCAACAGCTAATAATGAAATTCCTGGATGGGTTTACACAAACGTGTATACAGACATGCACGGAAACATTCGCAGAAAATCAGAAGTTCTTTGCACACTTGCTACAATTACTACTGATGCAGAAGACACAGTTTATCCAGATTACAGACTTGTTATTGGTACACAACCAACAAGCAAAACTGTTACTGCTGGTAGCGCAAACACATTCACTATTGCTACAACATCTGTACCAACTGGTGCTACGATTAACTATCGTTGGCAACGTGCGGCTAATGCTAACGTAGCATTCGCAGATTTGACAAACACAGGTACATTCACAAACACAACGACAACAACTCTAAACTTTGCAAACTCTTCAGTTGCAGTAAGCGGTTCTATCTATCGTGTTCAAATGTCTGTTACAGGCGGTACTGGTGCAAACACAGTATCTGCAAACGCAGTATTGACGATTGCTTAATAATACATGGGGACTTAGGTCCCCATTTTGGTCCGAGTCCCGGAAGTAGCATTCCCATTCAATTGGGTTTACATTAAGGAAAAGAAATGGCAGATAAAAAAGTAACACAGCTAACAGCATCGACTGTAGCAACAAAAGATGATTTGTTATTAATCATCGATGATCCATTAGGTTCACCAGTAAGTAAGAAAATTACTGTAGATAACTTCTTTGGTGCAACATCAGCATTAAATGTCAATGCAATTAGCATCATTGCTAGTGGCACTACATCATTGGGTGCAAACAACTTTACGTTAACATCAAACACACAATCCATTTTGACTAGGGGTGTTTCGATTAATAGTACGCTTGCAGATTCCGATACTAAAATTGCATCTGACAATCAAACAAACATGTTTTATGTTGATGCTTCAGCAGATAAGATCGGCATTATGACTGATGCTCCAACTGAAGCACTTGATATTAACTCTGACGCTATTCGTATTCGTACAACACAAACTCCAGCAAGTTCAAACAATACTGCTGTTGGTTGGGGTGTGGGTACAATTTCTTGGGACGCAAGCTATTTGTATATTGCTGTTAATGCATCGACAATCAAGCGAGTGGCACTAAGTTCATTCTAATGTCTATATTAAATAATGATAACTTTGATGAGTACGCAGTAAGCAACTACATAAATCCAAATTGTGTATCTGTTTTAGAATTTCTTGATGACTTGAAAATAATTAAGTACATTAAAAGACTCATAAACAAATATGTAGATAAAGATGAGTTGAAAGAGAGATTGATTTTGAATCACATAATTTCTCTTTCAAATGTGTTTGGTGTCGAAGCGGCTGTCAATATGTTAAGGTTCAAGATAGATGTAAATCATCACGATGTGTTGAATGCATTTTTAATCTATCTTGAGTATATTAAATTAGAAGATGTGGAAGTTTTGGACTTGGCATTGTATAACATTTTAAAGAGAAGAATATAAGTGGCAAATTTAGTAGACTTATACTTAGTGTATAGAATTTTAAGATTGTTTACTACACCGTTCGCAGAGTGGGAAGCAAACAAAACTGGCGTCATCGATGACGAAGGAAACATTGTTGTGCCTTCAGAAAAGAGAACACCAGTACAAGACGATTCATTCACTAAGTTTGACTTATTGATTCTAAAACTTAAACGAGTTTTGGAAAAATTGCCATTCGGTAAAAATAAACTTGCGTCTTATGCGGCCGCATTGTTCCTTCTCAAAGAAGAAAAGAACATTAAAGAAGAAACACTAGAAGAACAATTCTTAGACTACTACAATGGCAAGACATATTTGTCAGAAGGCATAGAAGAAGATATTGCAAACGTGACAGGTGGTATTGCGGGACTAGATGGTAACCCTCCAGCAAGCAGAGCATTCATACGTAGATTCGCAAAGAATGATGTGTTTGTTGTTGACACAGAACGTTTCAATAAAGCACGTACTGGTAAAAAGAAATATCTTAAATATGAAAAGTATGTTGGTAGTGATGAAGTTGGAAATGCAATTCGTGAGTATGGTAGAAAGTATCCTAAGAAGCCAATCATTCTACAGGATGATAAAACTGGCTCGATGATTTTTTTGCGATATGGGCGAAGTGGTATGTTCACAGAACAATTCGAAACAAGGCACTTGGTTGAAGAAGTATCCCAATCTCAATTAAAAGAGTTAGAGAAATATTTAGACCAATTGTTCAAAATATTGAATGTTGATGTATCTTTCACTAAGCACTTTCTGGATAGAGTAAATGATTCACGTAATGGTAAACCAATTACAGTTGATGAGTTGCAGTTGTTGTTCAAGAAAACTATTCAAAAATATGGCAAAAGGATTCCTGCATTGGGACCTGATGCAGAAGCAGTATTGAATGACATGCAAACTCAGATAAATTTACCATTCGTTTTGAAGTGGGACAGAGACTCTGAAGAGTTAGATTTGGTAGCAAAGACAGTTATGCGTAAGAAAAACTTTATGACGCATAATCAAAAATTCACAGTATAAGGAAACGATATGTTAGAAACAATTTTTTGGATTTTAGTTGGTGCATTTGTAGGTTGGCACTTTCCTCAACCAGAATGGGCTAAAGCAATAGAAACTAAAGTCCGTTCATTATTCGCATCTAAAGAGTAATTGTCATGTGGATTTTAGAATGGTTGCCTAATTGGGTTTTCTATGCAGTCTTCTTTGCAGGATTGCTTGGACTTGTTGCAACGTATTTTCTAAAGTTCATTCCATTCTTATCGCTGTATCAAATTCCGATACAAGTAATATCTATCATAGCATTGTGCTTTGGTACATACATGGCAGGTGCTATATCAGACAATGAATCTTGGCTTGCTAAAGTAAAAGATGTTGAAGCAAAAGTTGCAGAAGTTCAAGTGCAGTCTGCTAAAGAAAATGTAAAGATTGTCGAAAAGATAGTTAAGAAACTTGAAATTGTTAGAGTGCAAGGCAACGAAGTTATCAAGTATGTTGACAGAGAAGTTGTAAAGTATGACACTAAATTTGCGCCAGGTGGTATTTGTGAACTGCCTAAAGAATTTTTTATAGCGCATAACAATGCGGCAAAGGATTCAAGATGACTAAATACCTTGCATCATTATTGCTTATATTAATATCGGGGTGTTCTACTGTCGTTCCAGTGACAGTAAAGTTTCCTGATGCGCCAGATAGAATAAAAATTAAGTGCCCTCAGTTAAAAACCCTAAACGAAGATGCTAAGTTATCCGACATAGCTAAAACAGTAACCGAAAACTACACAACGTATTACGAATGTGCGGTTAGAAATGACAGTTGGATAGAATGGTACGAGACACAAAAAATAATTTTCGAGAAGTTAAACAAATGAGTGATGCTACAGTAGAATTAAAAGTTGATGTGGAAGTCTTGAAGAATCAAGTATTGACAATAACACAGCTTTGTAGTAAAATGGACTCAGTTATCGAAAAACTGGTGGTTAATCACGACCGTATGGTCAATCAAATATATGACGATATGGAAAAAAGAAAAGCAGATACCAACACGGATATCAAAGAATTGCATTCTAGAATTACTACAATTAGTCGTGAAGTTTCCGACAAGGTAGAATTGACGGAACGTAGAATCATGGATGAAATTAAAGCACTCCGTGAAGAAATCCAAGAGCATAATAAAAAAGAAGATAATGAATTGCGTAAGATCATGGAATGGAAATGGATGGCCGCTGGCGCAATTGTAGTTCTCGCATGGATAATGTCCAATATCAAAATAGATGCGGTATCAAAACTATTCGGTAATTAATTGACTTCCAGTCGAATGTACGCTATAATGTACATTCGATAGACTTTTTGTATATAATGAGAAAATATGAGTATTTGGATTGACCAAAAGTACATTGGTACACTCTCGGTTCGCTTGGACAAATTTGTTCGCAAAGGCGACTACACCTATAACTTCAGATGCCCTATCTGCGGTGACTCCCAAACAAATCGAAACAAGGCACGTGGATACATCTTTGCACAAAAAGGTGGACTCTTCTACAAGTGCCACAATTGTGCAGTCAGCATTTCGCTAGGCAGTCTAATCAAAGCAGTTGATGCTAACCTTTACAAAGAGTATTGCTTAGAGCGATACAAAGAAGGTGAAACTGGTCGCAAAGCGCACAAAGAACACGGATTCATTTTTAAGCCTGTCGTATTCGGCAGTAACAAAACAGACAATCTAAAAGGTGTTCTAACTCCTCTATCTAAACTCAACGATACGCATGAAGCGATTGTATATGCACGTTCACGAAAGATTCCTGAAGACAAATTAAAGACGCTATACTACGTTGATAATGTTCAGAAGTTGAAAGTCTTTTCTCCAGAGTATGAAGAGAAGATTGTGACTGAAGAACCTAGAATCGTATTGCCGTTCTATGATAGAGATGATGAATTAGTTGGCTTGACTGCCAGAGGTATTCGTGGTGAGAAACAACGTTATCTTGTGATGAAAATAAAAGATGATTCGCCCATGATTTACAACATGAACGGAATAGATATAACACAGACTATTTTTGTTACTGAGGGACCAATCGATAGTCTATTCTTACCCAATGCAGTCGCAGTTGGCAACTCCAATCTGAAGTATGTACTCAATCACTTACCGAAAGATAAGTTAGTATTGATTTACGACAACGAACCTCGCAATAAAGAAATCGTGAGAGAGATTGGTGATGCAATTAGTACAGATGCAAATGTAGTGATATGGCCCAAAACGTATGAAGAAAAAGATATAAATGATATGATACTCGCCGGAAAAGCGCAGGATGAAATCTTGAATACTATAAATAAATTTACTTTTCGTGGTCCTAAAGCACTACTTGAATACAACATATGGAAGATGAGATGAACATAAAATTAATAAGTTATTCACAACAAGCGATTGAGGCAAACAAACAAGATGAATTTGAATTCGATTTACCAAATCTACAAGACCTTGTAGCATACTGTGCAAGAGTATCAAACCCATCAAATCAAGCCAACAGCGAAACGTCTGAGAAACTTATCAAGTATCTCATTAAGCATAAGCATTGGTCGCCGCTTGAAATGGTGTCAGCATGTATTGAAGTAGAAACAACAAGAGACATTGCAAGACAGTTATTGAGACATAGAAGTTTTTCGTTTCAAGAATTCAGTCAACGTTATGCTGATCCTACAGCCGAACTTGATGACGCATTTGTTTTACGTGAAGCGAGAATGCAAGACACAAAGAATCGTCAGAATTCTGTAGAACTTGATATGTCCGATGAAAAGCAAAAACTATTAGCATATGAATGGGAACGTGCCCAGAAGCGAGTATTGTACGCAGTAAAAAAAGAATATGAATGGGCTATTAAGAATGGTATTGCAAAAGAGCAAGCGAGAGCAGTTTTGCCAGAGGGTCTTACAGTATCGAGGCTCTATGCTAATGGCACACTTAGATCATGGATCCACTACATCGATTTGAGAGATGGTAACGGAACACAAAAAGAACACGCAGAAATTGCAAGGGCGTGTGCTGAAGTAATTGCAAAGGTATTTCCAATAATTAAAAGTATACGAGAAGGAACTTGAATGACAACTGATATTGTAATCGACTATAGTAGAGATTCGCTATTCGATGAGTTAGGTATTAAAAGATTGAAAGAAAGTTATATGAAGGAGGATGAAAATTCTCCACAAGAAAGGTTTGCTCATGTTTCAGAAGCGTTTGGTAGCAATCCAGAACATGCACAGCGATTATATGAATACAGCAGTAGGCATTGGTTGTCTTATTCTACTCCCATTCTTTCTTTTGGTCGCAGTAGTCGTGGGCTCCCTATTTCATGTTTTCTTCCATATCTACACGATAGTGCAGAAGGTCTTGTTAACTGTCTCGCTGAAGTCAATTGGCTTTCGATGTTGGGTGGTGGTGTCGGCATCGGTGTCGGCATTCGCAGTTCGGATGATAAATCGGTTGGAGTCATGCCCCACCTTCGCACGTATGACGCATCATCTCTCGCTTACAGACAAGGTAGGACTCGCCGTGGTTCCTACGCTACTTATCTTGATATTTCTCATCCTGATATTCTCTTATTTCTTGAGATGAGAAAGCCGACAGGTGATCCCAATCTACGCACATTGAACTTGCATCACGGCATCAACATTCCAGATTCATTCATGCAAATCGTTGAACGATGTATGCAAGACAAAGATGCAGATGACTCTTGGGAATTAAGAGACCCACACAACAATGAAGTGCGTGAAGTAGTTTCTGCTAAAGACTTGTGGCAACGTGTGCTTGATATTCGTATGCAGACTGGTGAACCATATCTACATTTCATTGACGCAAGCAATCGTGCTATGCCAGAATTTCAGAAGAAGTTGGGACTCAGCATCAAGCAATCGAACTTGTGTTCTGAAATTATTTTACCTACAGACAAAGATAGAACAGCAGTATGTTGTTTGTCTTCAGTTAATTTGGAGTACTTTGATGAATGGAAGAATGATCCTTTATTCCTTGCTGATATTGCTGAAATGCTCGACAATGTTCTTCAGTATTTTATTGATAATGCTCCTGCCGCCGTTGAACGTGCAAGGTATTCTGCCATACGTGAGCGCAGTATTGGTGTCGGTGCTTTGGGCTTTCACGCTTATCTACAACGAAATAACGTACCGTTCGAGTCAGCACTCGCAGTCGGAAGAAACAAACAAATCTTTAAACACATCAGGGATGGATTAAATGTTGCGAATCTTAAATTGGGTAAAGAGCGAGGTGAGGCTCTTGATGCTGTTGGCACTGGTCAACGTTTTAGCCATCTTATGGCTGTTGCTCCAAATGCTTCTTCGTCTATCATCATGGGAAATACTAGCCCTAGTATCGAACCTTATCGTGCTAACGCTTATCGTCAGGACACTTTATCGGGCTCATCATTAGCCAAAAACAAGTGGCTTGACAGGATCATCAAAAGTGTAGTAAAATCAGATGATGAATATCAGACAGTCTGGTCTAGCATTATTGCAAATGATGGTAGTGTACAGCACTTAGATATTCTAGATGATTGGACTAAAGACGTATTCAAGACTTCTATGGAGATTGACCAACGTTGGTTAGTTAATCATGCCGCAGATAGACAAGAGTATATCGATCAAGCACAGTCATTGAATCTATTCTTCCGACCTGATGTGAACATCATGTATCTACATGCAGTACACTTTCAAGCATGGAAGCAAGGCCTCAAAACATTGTACTACTGTCGTTCAGAGAAGATTGGTAAAGCAGACAAGGTATCAAAACGCATTGAGCGTGAAGTAATTAAAGAACTCGACATGAAAGCACTCATCGATGGTGATGCATGTCTCGCATGTGAAGGATAAAAATGAAAGTACTTAGATTTACAGCATCATGGTGTCAGCCATGTAAGATGTTAGCAAAGACATTAGAAGACGTTGATACTCAAATTCCAATTGAAGTTATTGACATTGATGAGAATCAACAAATCGCAATGGACTATGGCATTCGTGGTGTCCCAACTTTAGTGATGATAGATGGTGACATTGAAGTTAAACGATTCTCTGGCATGAAAATGAAAAATGAAATAGAAACTTGGTTAGGAGCTTAAATGGAATTCTCAACCTCAGACGTAATATTTTTAGTTGTATTGTCAATTTATTTCTTATTCAGAGATTTGAAAAAACGATTTCAAGTAAGAGAAAATGAAATTGATAAAGTTCTTGCTGAAGCGGAACAAGTTAAATATAAAAATATGGTAAGAGAAGTTATGTTTTGCAAGAGTGAAATCGTTGAAGGACAAATTTTTGTCTACGAAAAAGACACGAATGCATTCATCACACAACAGCCTAACGTTGAAAGTATGTTTAAATATTTTATAAACAATTACCCAAACAGAAGAATACAATTCGGAGAATAATAAAAAAATGAGTGCAACAAAAGTAAAAAGTAATTTAATGGATGGCAGAGATGCGTTCAAGCCATTTAATTATCCGTGGGCGTATGATGCTTGGCTGAAGCACGAACAGAGTCATTGGCTACACACAGAAGTACCAATGGCTGAAGATGTGAAAGATTGGAAGAAAAAATTAACAGCAGAAGAGAAACATTTTCTCACAAACATTTTTCGTTTCTTCACACAAGGTGACATTGACGTTGCTGGTGGCTACGTAAAAAACTATCTACCATACTTCAAGCAACCAGAAGTAAGAATGATGTTGCTTGGCTTTGCCGCTAGAGAAGCATTGCACGTTGCCGCATACTCACACTTGATTGAGACATTAGGTCTGCCAGATACAACATATAACGAATTCTTAGCATATCAAGAAATGAAAGACAAGCACGATTATGTGCTAGACATTTCAAATGCAAATGGGGATTTACAATCAACTGCAACCCACATCGCCGTGTTCAGTGCTTTCACTGAAGGGATGCAGTTGTTCTCTTCATTCATTATGCTATTGAACTTTCCACGTATGGGTAAGATGAGAGGCATGGGTCAGATTATTACTTGGTCGATTGTTGATGAAACACAACATGCCGAATCTATGATTAAATTATTCAGAACATTCATTCAAGAAAATAATGAGATTTGGAATGACGAATTAAAATCTAAGATATATACTATTGCAGAACGAATGGTTGAACTCGAAGACAAGTTTATCGATTTAGCATTCGGCATCAATGAAATGGAAGGACTCACTTCAGAAGAAGTTAAGAAGTACATTCGTTACATTGCAGACAGGCGCCTTATCAGTCTTGGACTAAAAGGCATTTTTAAAGTTAAGAAGAATCCATTACCTTGGGTTGAAGAAATGATTAATGCACCAACGCATACAAATTTCTTTGAGAACAGAGCAACCGATTATGCAAAGGGTGCTACAAAAGGTGATTGGGCAGACGTATGGGGTAAAGCGGCATGAAACAATTAACATATGTATTTTTTGCTCTTGCATTGATTGTTGCAGGATTTACATTTTCTGCATTGAATGCACACGCACAAACAGGAAAACAAAAGGCTGGAGTTACCTATGACGCTAATATTACTAGGGTTATTGATGGGGATACTGTTGCGTTTGAAGCGACATTCCTTCCTGATCCACTCAAAAAAGAATTAAGCATTCGTGTCTTTGGTGTTGACACACCAGAAAAAGGACACAGAGCGCAATGCCCAAAAGAAGATGTGATGGGTAAAAGGGCTACTGAATTCACAAAGCAAGCAGTTATCTCCGCACAGAAACGTCAAATCGTTTTAATGGACTGGGACAAGTATGGTGGTCGTGTTCTTGGTGATGTTATTTTAGATGGAAAGAGTCTACGTCAAGCATTGATTGCAAATGGTCTAGCCCGTGAATACTACGGCGAGGCTAAAACTTCTTGGTGTAATTAATTGAGGTGTTCATGTGGAGATTGTGGGCAAAATCATTGGGCGATAAGGCTAGTGCATGTGACAGAGAGTCCGACAAAGTTGCAATCATTAGAACATGTATTGTGCTTTGCTATATAATAACGAACCTGTTTATTGTAGCAGGCGTTATAAGGCATTGGTAAATTGGAGAAGATATTAAATGAGTTTTTTAGTCGCAAACACACCAAGAGTTAGATGTTACGTAAGAAAAGAATTTCTTTATAATTTTGAAAAAGGCTTTGGTGAATACGTACCTTGTATTTGGGTATCAATTAAATCGATGAGCCGTAGGGCATTTTTTATTGAATCGTATTTGCCTGAGTATGGCGCATTGTACGATAAACTTCCTTTAGAAGCATATGTAAGTAGAAATCACAATTTAGATAGAGATAAATTTTTGCCTCTAGACCATTTACAGATATGGGACTGTTTGTCGTATGACCTTACTGTAATACAAAAATCATTTCTAATGAATCTAAGTGGTAAGTTTTACGCTAAAGATAAACAATGGTATTCTGGTAACTACATGTTTACTGTTGACAATTGTGCATCAGATGAATATCTAGATATGGGCGATAGCGAAAATCCAGAAGACCATAAATCATATAATTTCTTAGAACTAGACAACGGACAATATGCGGCACAACCAAACAACCGTTGCATATGGCTTGACGCCGCAAGCAATCCAAAAGAGATGCTATTCCCAGACTTTAAAGTCTGTACTAAAAAATACATTGTAGAGCAAAATCCAAAATGGGCGATTGGTGATGCTGATACAGTAATGTACGAATAAGGAGAAAAAAATGACAACATATAACGTATTCTGCGATTCATGTGCGGCTGAGTATTCAGTAACACCATTAGTAGGAACAGACACACCCCCAACAAATTGCGCCTATTGCGGTTCAACAATAACCGATGATGCAATTTCGGAAAAAGACGAAGAGTGGACAGATGAAGAGTGGGACAAACTAATAGAAGATGATGAATGGTCCTCGGAAGACGATAGATGATCGTAGCAGGAGTAGATTATTCGCTAACGTGCCCTGCAATGTGTGTATTTGATACAGGAGACGATAATGATAGGATTGGACACTTTAATTTTTCTGATTGTAATTTTTATTTTCTAACTCAATCTAGAAAATATGATGTACAATTTAAAAATATAAGAGGTAAGTTTTTCGACCACGAAGGAATGACTGACGTATTAAGATATGATGGTATATCAAATTTCTTCATCGATAGACTGTTAGAGACAGACAAACAATGTCACGTATTCCTAGAAGGATATTCTATGGGATCAAAAGGCAGAGTATTCAACATTGCAGAGAACGCTGGCATTCTAAAATATAGATTGTGGTTGTTTGGTGTTGAATGCACAGAGATACCACCAACAGTACTTAAGAAATATGCCACTGGTAAGGGCAATGCAAATAAAGAACGGATGCAAGAAGTTTTTGAAGAATTCAATGACATTCGTTTAAAAGAAGAACTACATATGACTGAGAAGCAATGGAATCCTTCTTCCGACTTGATTGATGCATATTGGTTGTGCAAATATGGAGTTGACAGTTTGACATCCGAAACAAAATAGAGTATACTCTATATTACTATAGAAAGTGATAATCATGGAAGAAGAAAAAATTAGTTCTTTGTTTGGCTTAGATGACGCTAAGAAACCTAGACAACCAAAAGTACTAGGACAACTATACACATTGTATTTGGTCGGAGAAATAACATCTCCAGACGATTACGTTGAGTGGTTCGAAATCATTAGAAATGCAACAGAGAATGATGTTATCAAAATTCACATCAATTCTTCTGGTGGTAATCTATTTACTGCTGTACAGTTGATGCGTGTCATGTCCGAATCTCAAGCAAACATTTTAACATCAGTAGAAGGCGCATGTATGTCTGCGGCTACGATGGTGTTCTTGTCTGGCGATGGATTTGAAATCTCAGAACATTCTATGTTTATGTTCCACAACTATTCGGGTGGAACAATTGGTAAGGGTGGTGAGATGTATGACAACATCATGTATGAACGCAAATGGTCAGATAAATTCATGCGTAGCATTTATGACGGGTTCTTAACTGATCTTGAAATCAAATCAATGCTAGAGAACAAAGATATCTGGATGGAACCAGAAGAAGTGTTCAAACGCCTGAACAAACGTGGAGAAGATATAATGAAAGAGGCAGAGGCTAAAGTTAAAAAACCTAGAGCCAAACCAGCCCCCAAAAAGGTGCCTGCTAAAAAAGTGAGGAAGACAAATGAGTGATGGTGTATTCTTAGTATCGTCTGCGATTCATGCAAAGCATGGTGTGTATGATACTCAAACAAGACTTGAACAAACTATTGAAACTTGCAAGTCTATCAGAAACAAGTGTGATGCAGAAATCATTATACTAGATGGTGGATATCAAGATATCACAGAAAAAGAACGTGATATCTTATCACCACACATTAAAAGATTTTATAGTTTTGCTGACGCAGAGAATGTTCAACAACTTCAGCAAGTGCCAAATCACGATATCGTAAAGAATATGATTGAGATTATCGTATTCGGTTCGTTCTTTGATAAAGCAGTTGAAGATGGTTGGCGTGAAAAGTATAAGCGTATCTTTAAGATGAGTGGACGTTATACGTTGAATGATGACTTCAACTATGACAAACACATGCAAGCTAAAGACATGGTTGTCATTCGTGGTCCTTTCACAAGCCAATTCAATTCAAATATTACAGGCGGTGTTTCATTGCAATACATGAGTCGCTTGTGGAGTTTCGATGCATTCTTACTTCCATACGTTCGAGACATTTATACTGACATGTTTAATCACATGACAGATAGATTGAACGCAAAGGGATACATTGACATTGAACATTTATTGTTTCATCACCTTGATCCTGCGTTAATTGAGAATATTGGTAAAGTTGGTGTAGAAGGAAATATCGCACCAAATGGAGTGAGGGTATCAGATTCAACTATAAGATTTTTCAGATTTGTTTCGAAAACAGACAGATTCCTTTAGTCGATCCTCTACTGACACCATTTGATAATACGTCAAATGAGAAGCCCGAGTTGCGTGAGTTTCATTCATTCAATCGTATCATTGATGAAGGCTTTGCAGATGACTTAGATGCTTGGGGTGTCTTTGGTCCTCGCTGGCAAAGCAAGATGCGTTATGAAGCTAACGTAATTAAAAATGCTATTGATGAGAGTGAAGGATTTGATGTTTACATTTTCAATCATGCTAGAGTACAGAATGCATTAACTGCGAACGTGTGGGAACAAGGAGATTATTTCCATCCAGGAATTAAACAAGTTGTTCGTTCCGCATTTACTGCTGGCGGATATGATACGAATGTGCTTGATAGTGTAATGACAGATTCAGCTTGCTATTGTAGTTACTTTGTTGCGACAAAAGCATTTTGGTTAGAGTACATTGCATTCGTAAAAGATATCAAAGAAAAACTCGAATCATTGACTGGAGAAGATGCAGAAATTTATCACGGTAGTGCAAACTATAGCAGAGACCCAAATCTGAATATGTTTCCATTTATCGTTGAACGATTGTTCTCTACGTTTCTTCAGATGAAAGAATATAAAGTCTATAGTCAGCCATATGACTATGACGTTTATCAAAATCAAATTAATGATTTTAGCAAAGTGCTAAACGCACTGTATGGTATTAAACGTATGGTTGTCGAAAGACAATCACATGAGTTATTCGAACACTGGAACTTATTGAGGTTGTATTTCGCAAAGACACACCCCGATTTATTTAACTTAGATTGAGATTATGATTATTGATTTGTTTCGCCCCACTATAGAATGGATTAAAGATGATTTTAAGTCTAACAGAATTCGCTTTGTTGTTGAGTTGCTTGCTTGGGCTATTAGCATTGGCTGTAGTATTACTATGGCACTCACAGTCCCCACTCCTCCGCTTCTTACTCTTTACCCTATCTGGATCCTTGGCTGTGCTATGTATGCTTGGGCTAGTTGGACTAGGAAATCTTTTGGCATGTTGGCTAACTATATTCTGCTAACAACTATTGATTCCATAGGTTTGATAAGAATGCTTGCCGCTTGACTTTTCATGACACTTGAGTTATAATAAATGTATCGCTTAAGGAGTACGTATGGCAAACAAATCTTGGACTATAAACTTGGAAGAAGACCCTGAGACTGGTGACTTGATTCTTCCACTGAATGATGATATACTAGAGCAAACTGGTTGGAAGACTGGTGACACTATTGATTGGATTGACAATAAGGATGGTAGTTGGACTATGAAGAAGACTGAAACACAATGGGTTCTTGTTGAAGCCGTGTCTATGTTTCGTGAACGATACATGGTAGAAGTGCCTGTTGGCGTTGACAGATACGGCAAAGACAAAGCTGATTGGGCACTTGATACAGTTACTTTGTGTGAGGCTAAAGAATTCTCACAAGAACACTTGGGTGAAACTATCACCTCACATCGTGTCATTACAAAAGAAGAAGCACTTGCGTTATGTGATAAGGACAATGCCTACTGCAAAGCGTGGACTGAAGAAATGAAAGTTAAAAATTTCTTCACGACAATGGCAGAGCATATTCAAAAAGATGACTACTCTGACGATTCTTCGAGGTAACTATAATGACGCTACCTGACGAAAGATATCGTGCGTTGCGTTGCGGGCATCAAATGCTTTTGGATTTGTTGAATCCAAAAGTAACACCTAAGGTGCCTAAGTATATTCGTCAACGTGCATTGGGTGTTCTACGACACTATCCAGACCCATATCACTTCACAAAGATTGTGGAGAGATTGCCTGAAGATTTTGCCGTCAATAGTCCATTTGTGAAGGTGACGAATGAAAACGCAAACTGAAAATGAAGTTGTGCATTTTTTGCAAGAGTTACTGCATCCTGAGGGTTTTGGTTGGTCAGTAACTGCTGAGGTTCGTAAAGAATCAAAGCGTCTTTTAATTATGATAGAAAGTGAAAGTAATGAGCAAGATTCAGCAATTCGGCAGAGTGTTCGAAACGTTTGACCCTAGTAATAAAAACCATAGAAAAATTTTCCACGATGTTTTAAGATATCGTACATGGGGTAGGTCTCCGATCTGTTTTTGGGCAGAAGATGATTCTTCTGGTTCTAATAGTTTGATGGATCAATGTATCAAGGCGATGGGTAAATACTATATAGAAAAAGAGTTTGGTGTGTTAATAGATGATGATCCCTTTTTGAATGCAGAAATTCGCACTAGACCTAATCCATGTCCACACATTAGGAAGAAATTGAAATGAAAGTTTATATCGGACCTTATAAGAATTGGGTTGGACCATATCAGATTGCCGAAGCACTTTGCTTTTGGGCAAAGCCTGTCGAGGATGAATATGGATTCAAACGTAAGCCTGATTGGGTGCATAACTTTGGTACTTGGCTTTCTCACGGAACTACAAAAGAAGAAATTGTAGAATCAAAGAATGCTCCAGAAACTTGGCTGTTGAAACTATGCCAATGGATAGAGTCTAAGCGCAATCGTAAGTCATATATCAAGATTGACAAATACGATACATGGTCAATGGATCACACACTCGCAATGATTGTCTTGCCTATGCTGAAACAATTGCAAGCAACAAAGCATGGTGGACCCCATGTTGATGATGAAGATGTGCCAGAAGAATTGAAGTCAACTTCAGCGCCAGCAAAAGAGAATGAATATGATACTGACGAAAATCATTTTAAGCGTTGGGATTGGGTATTAGATGAAATGATTTTTGCGTTTACTTGCAAGAATGATGATTCGTGGGAAGAAGCGTTTCGTTCTGGTGAACACGAATTGATTTGGACTCCAATCGACAAAGACGGCAATGAAGTTCCCAAGAAAGACGCTAAGTTGTTTCGAATGGGTCATGGTCCTAACGACACATACAAATGTGACTATGAAGGCATGAAAGTGGTTGAGACACGAATTCAAAACGGATTTCGTTTGTTTGGCAAATACTATCAAGCACTTTGGGATTAATTCTATGCTAAATACTTCTATATAATCATAGAGGAGACAGCAATGGACTTTTTTACAGAAGAGGCAGTACATCATTTAATTCCAAAAGTTAAAAACTTTGACGAATGGTATACTAATCTAAGTGATATTTTACCTGAGTATGACATAGACACACCAAAGCGAGTTGCGGCTTTCATGGCACAATGTGGACATGAGTCTGGTGGATTTACTTTGATGCAAGAGAATTTGAATTATTCTGCAAAAGGTTTAGTCGGTACTTTTAAGAAATACTTTCCTACTGAAGCCCACGCAAAACCATACGAACGCAAACCAGAAATGATTGCGAATCGTGTATATGCTAATCGTATGGGTAATGGAGATGAAGCATCTGGAGAAGGCTGGTACTTTCGTGGAAGAGGCATTATACAAATTACAGGAAAGAATAACTACACTAAGTGTTCACAATCATTGTTTGAAAGCAATGTACTAGTTGAGAATCCTGATTTGTTGCTTGAAGCAGAGTATGCTATTCATTCTGCTTGTTGGTTCTGGTCTGCGGCTAGACTGAATGAACTATCAGATAGTGGAGATATAAAGACAATGACGAAACGAATCAATGGTGGATTCATTGGCTTAGAAGACAGAATCAATCATTACAATCATGCGATTGAAATTTTAACTTAAAAGGCGATAATCATGTTCAATAAAATTAAAGAGTTTTTCACAGGTAGCAAACCAGCGGTAGAGGCAACTCAAGAAGTTCCATTGACTGCGGCTGATGCGGCAATCAAAAACATCAAAGAAACTACTGCGGCAGTAGATGCTAAGGTTGAAGTTGCACCAGTAGCAGAAGCGATACCACAACAAGCATGGACTAAAAATTCTCCTGCGCCTATCGCAACGACTACTAGAAAAAAACCACAAACTACTAAAGCGACTACTACTGCGCCTAGGAAAAGAAAGCCAGCACCAAAATAATGTGCTTAATTCCAGTATCTATTATGGTATAAACTTTCCCAATACTTTTTGTTATTGCGATTAACAAAATTTTTAATAAGATATTTGCCCATACCTAAGTAGCCCATCTTTTTAAATCTACGGCTATCTTGTCCGAAGTGGTGTCGAATAATCTTAAACTTTCTAGGACTATATTTTTTAGACAAGAAGTAGTCTTCAGATGTTAATAGGTTTTCAGGAAACCCACCATACTCTTCAAACTTATCTTTACGTGTCAGCATGAATGCGCCAACTGCAAATGGTGAAAAGAATTTTAGTGTATGATTAATTAGGTTGAATGCAGTAAAGCCAATCTTTGCACGTATATCTTTATCGTAACATTTAATGTTTAGTCCAACAAGATGTAGTTTCTTTAATTCCATCTTGTTAACAGAATCTTGAATAACTGTATCTTTAAAGAATCGAACATCGGCATCGATGAACAGAATGTAAGGAGTAGTGACTAGTCTTGCTCCGTTGTTCTTAGCAATAGACACTGGACCACCATCAATGATTTCAACATTCAGTCCAATACTGTTATCTTTAATAACTTGTCTAGTGGCATCGGTGGAACAGTCAGCAATGATTACTCTAGTGTCACCTATGTTTTGTGAACGTAGTGAATCTAGTAGATGATGAATATAATTTTCTTCATTCTTACACGGCACAACAATAGTAATTTTATCACAGAGTTTCATCATTGTCTTTTTCCTTAGTCCAAGTTATAATTTCCCAGCGGCCGTCATGGTGTTCTACAAGTGCTGTACAACTTTCAACCCAATCGCCATCATTCATATACATAACGCCATTAATTTCTTTAATCTCTGCGTGGTGTATATGTCCGCATATAACTCCATCAAAACCTCGCTTCTTACAGTAATTGGCCAAGTTTTCTTCAAACTTGAACATAAAGTCTACTGCCTTTTTAACTCTGTGTTTAAGAAACTTGCTAATGCTAAAGTACCCAAAACCCATGCGATGACGTAGCCAATTATACCTACTATTGACAGAAAGGATGAAGTCATATGCTTTATCTCCTAAGAATGCTAACCATGGTGCCAGTTTAGTAATGCCGTCAAACAAGTCTCCATGTGTGACTAGATAATGCTTACCATCTGCACCTATATGTTCTATTTGATTGTGAATTTCAACAAGACCAAAACTAAAACCATATGGTATCATGGGTCTAAGAAACTCATCGTGATTCCCGGCTATATAAACAACTCTAGTGCCACGTTTTGCGTGACCTAATACTCTACGTACTACATTGGTATGGCTTTGTTTCCATCGCCACTTGTTTTGTTGTATGCGCCATGCATCAATAATATCACCCACTAGATATAGTGTGTCACAACTGTTATGCTTTAAAAAGTTATTTAACTTATCTGCTTGACTATCTTTCGTGCCTAAATGCACATCACTCACAAAAATAGAACGATATGTTTTCGTATGAACCATTTATCTACCCACATAAATTTGTGGTTGGGATTCCTGTCTGCGTTGTTCTTCTGTTTTTGGAATAAATTCGTTGCCGTACTGAGGGTACATTTCTTGTCGCATTTGTGCAACCCACATCATGCTGAATCCAAAAACAAAAATTACAAATAAGATAGCAATGCCAATCATTGCCTGATGCATCATTTGTTTTTTCCTAACGGTGCGTCTACGGTTTTCAATTTCTTCTCTTTGTATTTGTTTTGTGATAAGAATCTTTTGTTCTTTTCCCATCTGAACCATCATCTCTTCAACTTCAGTATACAATGCACCCAACTCAGGCGGACTTTGATATACCATCAATTCACGCAACTCAACAGCCATTTGTTCTAATTGTTTACGCATTAACACACGCTGTAACGCACGTTTACCTAAACTATCATCACCCTCATAAATTTTAGTCCTTGCTTTTCGTTCTTCTTCTTCAAACACAGCAATACATTTATTTAAGTTATCGTAGTATGTGCCAAGATGATTACCAATCTCTGTATAGATGCTAGTTGTATCACCATCACGCTTGTTTAATTCTATTACACGATTTTTCTCTTCTATGTACGCATTACGTTGTGTAGTTGTTGCTGGTTTATTCTTATGGTTATTTGCAAACTGTTCATCTAAATCTTTGAGTACGCCTCTGATATCTCCAGCGGCACCTTTAATATCTTTATAAAGTTTGCATCCAGCCTTGACTGCGGAGACTGCTCCGTTCGCTAATGCAAAGAGGGTGATTGGATCCATTTTTCATGTGCTAAAAAGGTAGGTACTTATTAATCAATCCATTGACAATTCTGTCTGATAGGTCATCAGGCAAGAATTTAAGGAAGCCTAATAAGTATAATGCTACTGAGCCATAACAAAATATCTTTAAGCAAAGATCAAATGTTTTTTGGTATTCGTTCATCTTCCACACCTAGCACTTGTTTGGCACCATTGTATCAGTTCATAACTACCGATAGCAAATATGAATATGACAAATGCAACTGCGCCGATAATCATCGCCCATTCATTTAACTCTTCTTCTTTTTGTTTACGCTTACGTTCTTGTGCGTTATGAAGTCTTAAATCATTAGCATCGTCTGCATCCATTTCTGCTTGACGAGCCTTGATTTTATTCCATACGTCAATCTTGCCTGTCTGCATAAACAGCAATTTTAACTCTTCTTCGAATGCCCTAGCTTGTTCTAATGCCATTTCAATCTGAAGTGCGGTTCCCATGTTGGAACCCTTCTTTGTCTTTTTAGCTTCAATCAATGCTTTAGTAGCGGTACTCTTGGCATCGAACATCTTGCCGATCATTGGCGCAAGAGAACCTAGGTCATTTGCGACCTTAGCCGCTTTTTTAACCATCGAAATAGCAGACGTAATGCCTGCTAGTGCCGTGATAGGATCGATCATTTGTTTTACTCCCGTTTACAAATTTCTTTGTGTAATCTATTCGAACAGTCTTTTTTAACCCACTCTATGCAATATACTTTTCGTTCAAACACATCACCAGTCCATCCCCAACGGACACACTTCATCGTTTCGTTTTTGTTTGTCCTTTCAGCACTCGCATTTAGAATTATTAAACATATTATAAAGACAATAATTTTTATAAAACTATTGGAAGCCAAAGCCATAGACCTTGACTCATTAGTAAGGCGGCAAAAATTCCAACGCCAATACTAGCAAAATATAACGACATGCTAACTGCTAAAATGCTTGCCGTCAATAAAACAATTGCAATTTGAAATGCAGAACCAGCAAATGTCATCCAAGGACCAGACTTACGAATTTGGTCACGTTCCGCTTCAAGTGCCTTTGCTTTAGCAAATAGTTCTTTCTTACCTTCACCTGTTGCAGGCTCAGATTCGTATCTATCAATCTTTGCAGTTAACTTGTCTGCTTTATCAAATTGTTTTCTATCGATAGCATCATCTCTAGCCATCTCAGCAAGAGTTTGTTTAACTGATTTTGCTTGATAGAATGCCCAAGTATTATTTGCACTAATTGTATTGTTCAATACTTTACTGCTGTTACCACTTGAAACATATGTATTGATTGCAAGCAAAGCGGCTAGAACAGTAATCAACCATCCCGCTTTGTCTTTGATATTTGCTTCACGCTCACTACGTGACAATGGTTTCTTTTCTGAAAATACTACTTCTGCCATGACAACCTCCCTTTAAATGTCGATATATTTATGGTAAACCAAGTTTTCAGCAATTATCAGAGGGGGATTTTGTTGTTTTCCTGCAACAAAGCCGAAATAACCCTTGACTTGTTGTCCCACTATGGTATACTAGTCATATGACATTGAGAAAGAAACGTTCCGACCGAAACCATGTGCTGTACAAAGTTACGTGCGTGGATACTGGCGATTCATATGTTGGCTTGACTGTTGCACAGGGTCAAGCCTATGTCCGTTCTGTTAAAGTTCGCTGGCAAAAACATGTGAGTCGTGCAAAGTGCGAAAACAAAAATTGGGCAATGTGTACTGCATTGCGTGAGTTGGCTGGTGCCGCATGGCAATATGAAGTCCTTGAAGTGATTCGTGGACGTAAACCCGCACACCAGCGTGAACGAGAATTGATTGCCGAATTCGAACCATCGTTGAATACATTTTGACATGCCATGATTGTTATGTTATACTGTATAAACATTGAATAGGAGTTTTTATGAAAATTGGTCCGTTTACATTTGCGCCTGAAAAAGCAACGGCCGGCGTCATTCTTGGTGCGTTGATTGCTTGGGTGTCACTGTACATTCTAGGTTCATACATTACATTGTCTGCTGTCAATACTTTGTTTGCCGTTAACATTCCTGTGACATGGGAAACTGTAATGTCGGTGTTTTGGTTGACTGCAATAATTAATGCTATCATTGGGAGTTCAAAATGAAATTCTTGACCACTGCACTAGTTGGAATTATGATTTCAACATCCGCAGTTTCTGGTATGCTTCAAGGTAATTCTAGCAATTATCGAAGTAGCCTTGAGGGTGACAGTTTAGTTAAGTTCGAATTGGCAAGAGTTGTTCGCATTCAACCGATTCAAGAATCCAGAACGTATAACGTGACTAGAACATCATGCACAATGGTAGAAGACTTGTCTGGCGCATCGGCACAAACTGCTGGCACACCTACGGGCAAACCTCCAAGCAACATGATTCAAAGATGCATTCCCTATGCTGATAGAGAATACAAACAATTCATTATTGGATATGATGTAACGTTTGAATACTACGGACAAATCAGAACCGTTCGTATGAATCACGATCCAGGTACCGCAGTACGTGTAAAATCAGTAACTAGCATATATGTGATGGAATGAAAAACTTGTCTACGCTACATAGTATTGTAGCACTTTTAATTATGTGTAATTTTGCACATGCCGAGGTTACCCTTGTTGAAGATAATTCTTCAACGAATAAAGTATACATGGCAAAAGTAATAAGCAAGAAACCTATCATAGAAAAGGTACCGTACATGGCAACAAAAAATTATTGTGAAAAACATTATGGAACAGTTCACTATTCAGGTGCGTCTGTCGGAACACCTGTTATATTAGCAACAACACCATTAAACCAAAAACCAATATGCAATTTAGTAACCCACGAAGAATTCTATAATGTCGTAAAGGGTTATCAAGTTACGTATGATTTCAAGGGTACACTCAAAACTGCAATATTAAATAATGAACCCAGTGACTATGTGCAGGTGTACAATGTGCCTTAATGTATTATGTCTATGGTGCGATTGGAAGCAAAGCAACCGAAAAAACAGAATTGCTCCTTAACATATGCAAAAGAAGATACAAACTTTTCATACTTGGCGAAGATTATACAGTAGCCCAATTACAGAAATTGATTCCTAACACAAACTTTGTTCCACACATATACCATGAATTCAAATACGTTGGTGGTATCAATGAATTGCATGATTATCTTTATGATGAATTAAGAACACAGAATGATTGACTTGACAACCGAACGGATTGTAGGTATACTAGAGACATGAAAGATATTTTTAACATGGAGAACTTTGATATGACAACTTTTAACTATGCAACAAGTGACGCAAAAGAGCAAAAAGTATTTCGTGATTGGCTTGTTAGCCACCTCAAATATGGTCCTGTGACTGTTGACTTTCTTAAGAAAGACGGCACAATGCGTACCATGAAATGCACATTGCAAGAGAGCGCAATCCCAACATACGAAAAGAAAACCGAACGTGTTCGTACAACGGCAACTGATGAGGCAATCTCTGTAGTCGACTTAGAGAAAAACGAATGGCGTTCTTTCCGTTACGATTCTGTTAAGTCTGTATCATTTACATTAGGTGAATAAACTATGAAATTTTCCAAGATCAATCCTGGCGCTGACGCACAAGCCTTTGGCACAGAACCTTCTTGGACCAATCAAGAGGAAATCAACAATCTTAAGATTGCTGAGATTCGTGCATTGAATTGGTATAACTATTTTTGTGACAGCAAGCAAGCAAAAACGTTTGTTGTCGAATACATGGCTAGCATTGGTCGACCGAAGGAAGAAATTTCTTTAGTGTCATCAAGTGACGCATCTATTCCAGTACAACTTGGTTGGGTAGCACGTATGATGTGTATGGGCTACGAACCATCTGACACATTCAAAAACTTTTTTGTCAAAGAGTTTAAGACTGTCATTGAGACTGCAAAGAAAACTAAAAAAACAAAAGCGCCCGTTGTCGCAACAACAACTGCACCAGTCGTATCTATTCAAGATCGAATTCGTGAAAAGGCTTCGGATGAAGTCGGTGAGATTGAAGGACTTGTTGATGAGTTCATTGCCGGCGGATGTAAGTTCGCACCAGATATGGAATCGTATCTAAAGGGTAAAGAATTATCTGCCGTTGTGCAAAAGAAAATGTGTGAAGTGTTCATCAAGCGTTCTAAAGAATTTGAAGATGCGATGAATACCTCCGATGCTGATATTAAAGAAGGGTATTCTAATTTCAGTAAAGTTCAATTACGCAAGATCAAAGAATTTTATGATGCGATTGTTACAGAAACAAATCGTGGTGCAGAAAAGAAACCCACACGTAAAACACGTAAAGTAAAAGAGAAACCTGCAAGTGTGATTGCCGCTAAAGTGCAATACATGAAAGATTTTGCTGAGTTGAATTTGAAGAGTGTTCTACCAGAAAAGATTGTTGGTGCGAATCAGGTGTGGTTGTACAATACCAAAACTAAATTGCTTGGCATGTACAATGCTGACAATGCAAAAGGCCTGACAATCAAAGGTACGACAATTCAAAACTTTAATACAGAAACGTCCATTGGCAAACGTTTGCGTAAGCCCGAAGTGACTGTTAAGCAAGTACTTGATGGTGGTAAGATTGTGTTGAAAAAACTGTTAGATGGATTGACTACCAAGCCCTCCGAATTGACAGGACGCATTAACTCTGATACAATTGTTGTTAGAGTAATAACTGGATAACTTAAAATGATTTTAATCGACTTGAATCAGGTAATGATTTCAAACCTGATGATGCAAGTGAATTCAAATGCATCAAATCCTATTGATGAGAACATGGTTCGCCACATGGTGCTGAATAGCATTCGAATGTACAATGTTAAATTCAAAGATGAGTATGGCGACATTGTTATCTGTTGCGATGATAAGAAGTACTGGCGCAGAGACTACTTTCCATATTACAAAGCTGGTCGTAAGAAAGACAGAGAGGCATCTCCGTTTGACTGGAATATGATTTTCGAAACGCTAAACAAAGTGCGTGACGAAATCAAAGAATACTTTCCGTACAAAGTGATTCAAGTTGAGAAGACTGAAGCCGATGATGTTATCGCAACATTGGCACACAAGTTCGGTGTTCCTCTTAAGAATAGCACTACTGAAAAGATTCTGATTCTATCCAGCGATAAAGACTTTATGCAATTGCAGAAGTTCGCAAACGTAGAACAGTATAGCCCAATGGGTAAGAAGTTCTTGCGTACCAATACGCCAGAAGCATTCTTAAAGGAACACATTATCAGAGGTGACAGAAGCGATGGTATTCCTAACTTCATGTCTTCTGATGACACATTCGTAACAGAAGCCCGTCAAAAACCTGTAACTGAGAAAAAGCTAAATAAGTGGTTAGAAGAAGAACCTGAGTCTTTTTGCGATGAAGTGATGCTGAGAAATTACAAGCGAAATGAATTGCTGATTGACCTGTCTAAGATTCCAACTGAGTATCAAGAGAAGATTCTTGAGACTTATGAAAATACCCCTAAACGTGGTAGGGAAAAACTACTTAACTATTTTATCCAAAACCGCATGAAGCAGTTGTTGGAACATATACAGGAATTTTAAAATGGCTATTGATATTAGTAAAATGACTTTACCAGAGTTGCTCCAGCATGTCGCAGAATTACCAGCGGCTAAAAGAGCAAGTTCATTGAAGCAGATTGCAAACTTGACACCAGAATTGAAAACGGTTTTGCGATATACATTTCATAAGAATGTTATATTTGAATTGCCCGCAGGCGCTCCACCATATAGACCTATGGAAACTCCAGACAATTGGGGACACAATCGTCTACCAAAAGAATTGAGAAAGTTTGAATATTTTCTAAAGGGTAGTGCTATAAACCCTATCAAGCGTGAATCAATTTTTATTGAGGTTCTTGAAACAGTTTCTCCAGAAGAGGCTAAACTTGTTTTGA